AGTCACCTAATACATATTCATAATGTATCTTACTATCAATACCATCAGTCAATAAATGAGTATGTAAACTATTTCTATCAGGTAGATACATTACAAACTTCTGATGTGCGTGTGGATCAGTTGTGTCTGATAGACAAGTTAGCGGAAGTCCTCTAAATGCATCACACCAATACTTTGCTATCTCACTTCTACGCTTCTGCCATTCATCAATATACTTTGCTCTAACCATAATTTGAGCACAATCTTGTTCACTCATTTTACTGTTAGTTCCTACATCATGGAAGTAGGGTTTGTTATTATCTCTGTATTTTATAGCGTATAGATATAATTGTTCATCGTTGGTTACAATTGCACCTCCATTACCTGAACTAGGTAAATTTTTTGTGGGATCAAAACTAATCGACATACCACTACCTACATCCCCGTCACATACTAACCAATGTTGTGCTCCGTCTACAATAACAGCATTTGCACTAGCATATCCTGCAATAGGCCAAGGCTTACGACCTGCATAGCCCATGACACACGTGTATCCCTTCATACTATTCTCTAATTCAATAATACCGTTCTTATCTGTGTCAACTAACTCTACATCCCAACCTGCAGTCAACAATGAATTCAACGTTGCTGGATAAGTTAAGTTTGGAATAGAAATTTTAGGATTATTTTTAAAGGTTTCTAAGTGTTTCTTTTTCTTATATCTTGCAATAATTTCAAGTGCTTGTGTGCCGCTGTGAACTGTTACTGCGTATTTTGTTCTAGTACGATGTTTAAGCCATTCTTCAAACGAACGGGTATAATGACCACCAACAAGTTGACCGTCTTTAAGGGCACGGTGAGTTGCATCAATCAACTCTTCACCGATGTTCTTATACTGTCTTTTTAGACCAAAATGGGGAATTACTAAGCCACTCATAATATCTTTCAAAGCCTTCTTCTACATCTACTTTAGGATCATATCCAAAGTCTTTACGTGCCGCATCAATATTCAATGCACCACGACTTGGAAAGTCAGCATCTTTGTCTTTGACTTCAATGCTACCCTGACCTACAATCTTAACTGCTAGATTGGCCGCATCTAATAGACTACGACTATGGCTCTTTGTAATATTGTATGTTTTGTTTTTTGTGTTCTCACTCACTGCGGCAGCTACGATACCATCTGCGGCATCTTCTACATAAGTAAAGTCTAGTGTTTCACTAGCACCATTAACTTTGAGTGTGCCACCGCGCATTGCAGTTAACATAAACTTAGCAATAACACGATCCTCAACATCCAATGGCCCATAAACGGCACTTGGACGAATGATAGTGTGACTAAAACAATTACGACGGCTGTAGTCTTTAACAATATGCTCACCGGATAGTTTCATAATACCATACTGACCTTGTGGTTTGCAGTTATAATCTTCCACTACGTCATCAGTAAAGTCTCCGTATACCATTGAACTACTGATATACAGGAATTTAGTTACATTGTGTTTCTTTGCTGATTCACATAGATTCATTAATCCTTCCATCATTGTACGTGCTCCTATTGCTGGATTAGCGTTAACAACTTTCTGACGAGGGAAGCTAGCCATATGAATAATAATTCCAGGCTGATGTTTTTGTATCAGCCAATCAATACTATCACCGTTACTGATATCAATCTTGTATATATAATTTGTCTTGATTTTCTTAAGACGTTCATCCATCAAGTAATCAATTTCATCTTGAGGAATAATTCCATAAGTAGTGCGAGTATCAGTAATGACAACATCGTGTCCTAATGATTCTAATTTATTTACTACGTGATGTCCGATAAGGCCGAGACCGCCTGTTACTAAAATGTTCATTCGTATTTCAATCTATAAAATGTTAATTGTTTGTGGGTTAAATATGCTCTAATCTGATATATGTGACCATATGTGTTAAAGTCTGTATGACGATGCCAACTAGGCGCAGGACTAGAATTTTCCATTATCCATTTACCCGCATCTGTTTGTTGCCATTCCCAAATAGGTTGAGCAATCATCAAGTCAGGATCTTCAGCATCACCCATTCGAATAGTGTGAACTACATGAGTAATAGACACTGACTTTTCACCTGTATCAGATATTTGTACCTGATACTTAGGTCTATTAAATTCTTCTTCAGACTGCCATTGATGCTTTAATAGGGCCATGACTTTGATAGTTCTCTAAGTGAATGTCTTGCATTGTCATTTCAAAGATATTAGTCTTCAATGAGTTTAGCATTAGCGTAGGTAATTCGAATGGTTCTCGTTGCAATTGTTCTTTGACTTGTTCAATATGGTTTTTGTAGATATGTGTATCACCCGTACTGATAACAAGTTCACCTACTTTTAAACCACAGTGATGTGCCAATAGATGTGTAAGTAATGCATAAGAAGCAATATTAAAAGGTAAGCCCAAGAAAACATCAACACTACGCTGATACATATGGCAAGATAGTTCTTTATTTTTATTAACATAGAATTGACTCATAACGTGACAAGGTGGCAATGCCATTTGGTCTAACTCGCTCACGTTCCAAGCACTTAGTATATGCCTGCGCCCATTAGGATCTTCTGTTAATCCTTTAATGAGATTTGCCAATTGGTCAATGTGTTTATACACCGGATCGAAATATGTTTTACCATATTCATCATCAATATCAGGCTCACCTTCAGGGGTGTGGGTTATCCAATCTCTCCATTGAACTCCGTATATACGACCTAGATCACCTTCAAATCTTGCCTTAGGTTTCCAATAAGGTGACAACGCATTTGGTGTCCAAATAGTTACAACACCCTCTTTGGTACCATGCGTGATTTCAGCCAATCTGCGTTCGTCACTACTGCCTTCAATAAACCAAAGTAATTCACCGACACAAGCCTTCCAAGCAAGTTTCTTAGTGGTAATTGCGGGAAAGCCCCTACGCAAATCAAAGCGAATATGACGTCCAAAAACACTATGAGTGCCAACACCAGTTCGGTCATCTTTAAGTTCTCCGTTATCTAAAATATCTTGTAGTAAGTCTAAGTATTGTTTCATTATTGTATTATAACATAATAAAAGAAAAGCCCTAAATATTCAGGGCTTTTTGATAAAGTTAAAGTTTACCTAAAAGTCTATCTGTTTCAGGTTGAACTGTGTCAGCAATATTTTGCACGTTAAGTATAAACTCAACACTAACGATTTGGTCGTCTAATTCATTAAGTTTTCTACTTACTGCATCTTCTATCTGATCTGGATCTAATCCTTGTTGTAAGAATTTTTCTACATTGATAGTTTGCTGTCGTTTACCTTGAAGTTTAACAATTAATTTTTTGATAAACTGTACAGGTATTTTATTTTTCTCAACATCTTCGAGAATATGTTCCCATTTCTCAATGAACTCTGGACTCATTATGCGCTAACTTTTGCTTTTTTAACTTTAGTTGCTTTTTTTACAACTGGATCCATTGTTTCGGCTTCAGACAACAATCTAGCAGACTCGGCTAATAATCCTTTAGCTTCTGCTTCCATCTTCTGTGCCTGTTGTCTTAAATTATTTGCAATAACGTTATCACCTAATGCGTCATTTGATGATGATATTAGTGGTTGTGTTGCTGGTACTTTGGCATCACGTGTTTTGCTTTCACGCATCCTACGTGCTACATCAGATGGAGTTTGTAGACCACGACTTTGGTCAATTTCGGCCATACGTTTAACGGCGCTTTCACCTTGTTTCATTTCAGTTAAAATCTTATTAAGTTCATTTAATTTAATTTTAGTGTTTGAATTTGGAGTAACAACGATGTTTTCTGTTTGTACTTTCTTCAACAATCCCTCACGGTGTAATGTGAATAAGATTGGTTGCCCATCCATACCCAACGTGCGATTAAGCGCATCAGATAATGATTCTGCATGTTGGCCGATATCAGATTCAATACAACGAATTAGCGGGTCATGTATATGCTGGTTAAGTGTTTCTGTATATGTTACTAAACACATGTGTGATTCGCCAGGAACTTCACGAAAAATGATTGCTACTTTGCGATCACCATGTTTACCGACGTGTTTTAAAAAACTCATAATATTCTCCTTGAGTGTTATAGATATTTAATATAATTTTCTTATACTACTTATTTTTTCCGTAGTAATTGTTTTGGGCATCAAGACCAAGTCAATTCGTAAAATGTTGCTTCTTTGGGGTCTTCAAATGCAGGTTTACCCATTAATTGAAACACAAGTACATCATCCATGCCGTCCTCTGTAAATACAACTGAAAATCTTCCCTTAAGTTTATTCAATATCCATAACTTATTGTCACCCGTCAATGCGGTAGTAGATACAACAAAATGTTTAGGTGTGTATTTTAGTTCACGCTCCGTAAACCAACTAACCGGATCAATTTGATACTCTGTCATTTAGTTAATGTATCCAGCATTTTATATTTTTCGTAGGCTTCAACTACTGCAGGTGTACTATTATCATTTGTAGGTACGACTTGCATCCACAATCCATGACCCAGTTTAGCAGGATGTGCATAATCAGGGTCGACACCTTTACTAGTAAAGGTTCTTGGTTGATGAATCCTACCAGAATAATATAATCTACTAGCCAAATCAACTGCATCATCTAATGGGTAATCACCCAAACTATATCTTGCAGGGTTACGGGCAAAAGGATTACCTTGTGCATGATATGCTTTAACTACACCAATAAATTTATCGTAGTCAGGGCAATCAGTGCGTGTTACAATGAACATTACCTCGTCCTCGGACACTTCGCCGGCCAACAGGCTAAGTAAACAACCACCGAGGCTTGTACCAATATACATCATACAATCATTTTCCTATTTTGTTTAACGTAATCACTATAAACTTTTTTACCATTACTTCTAATCCATTCAACAATAGGTTGTGGATCATCATTAAACGCTTCTTTCAATTCGTCATACTCAATAGTGCTACCGAATTCATAAATCTCATACGCACGTTGGCTATTCACTTTAGCACGAAGGATCATCATTTGCAACGGGATAGTACTTTTTCTTTTAGTTACTGGTTGTTCTTTAAGAATAGAAACAATCTTTTCTTTTTCCCATGCATCATGTTCTGCTATTTCAGCACCAACGTCAAACAAACATTCAAGGCCTAACATATCCCACATTGCAAGATAGTGTTTAGTTTTCTTTCTTGAGGGCATATAACATTTCTACTTTACTTATTGCATCATTAAGTGTTGGGTCACTATCAGCCATAAATACGGGTTCTTTAAGATTGGCCCAACGTACATTTAACTCTTGTTCTTTTTTCCAAACAGGATCTATGCTATGTAGAGTGCGAGAATTTGGAGGCTCTCCCGACTTACGAGCATAGACTGTCTTACCGCCATCCGGTGATTCGTAAATAATTATTTCTTCACTGGACTTTATCATCATAAATTGCATAGGTACCAAATGGGGGATTTGGATTCTTGTCACCATGAATGATCCATGTCGTATCACAGTAATCAGCATCACCCCAACTACCACAGGGATAGCCATCAGTGAATACAATCAATCGTTTTGGATCAATAGCATTGTCTTTCAAGTATTTGAAAATACAATCAAAGTCAGTACCACCACCGCCCATTGGCTGATATTCTTCAATAGTTTCCATATTCTCACTAGAGAAGTCTTGTGGATTATATGTGTCAGTATCAAAGCAAAATACATGGACCTTGTAACCATCGAACGAATCCATCATGCCACCAATCTCACCTAAGAATTGTTGTGCTTGTTTGTTACTGATAGAACCTGACATATCAATAGAAACAACAACATCAATCTCTTCTCCCGGGGTCATGCCGGGCATGATAGCATCCATGTGCCAACCCCTACGGCTAGGACGCATCCAAGAGTAGTCAGTACGAATTGCACTAGTCAAGTTCGTTTGAATCAGTTCACGCCAGGGCATGACTGGGTTAGTAGCTTGCTTAATCAATCGTTCAACACCTAGTGGCAACTGACCTGCTTCAGCACTACTTGCGGCATTGATAATTGCTTGCTTAACTTCCTGACGAATGCGTTCTTTTTCTTCTTCAGAAAGTTTTGGACGACCTTTACTTTTACCGCTACCGTCAATTTCTTCACCGTCGCCTTCACCGTCATCACCATCCATGTGATCGTCAAGCAATTGGTCAATCAAATCATTGATATCAATCTTTTGAACATTCTTCATCAAGTCATCATAGATTGCTTCAGCGGCTTTACCATCATACTTTTGCTCATACAAGCAAGGTACTGTAGTAATGAATTGACCAATCTTGTGTCGTTTCAAGTCTGCATTCACTGCATAGTCATCGGCAATGTTCCAGATTTGCGGATCGCGGTGATCTCTACGACCCATGTGATCGTACACCACATGCAATACTTCATGCGCTACCAAGAATTCAACTTCTTTAGGCTTCAACATCATAATGAAGCGGCTGTTGTAATAGAATTTCTGACCATCAGTTGCCGCTGTACCACACCATTCATCAGCATTAACCAACTGCAACCGTGTTGCAAGATTACCAAAGAATGACTGTCGCAACAACAAACCAATACGTGCTGTTACCAAACGTTCACGTGCATCAAAGTCAACTTTCTTATCAGTAGGTCCGATAAGATTTTCGTATTTCTTGCTACGTGTTCGCTTAGTGGGATTTAGTACTTCACTCATAACAGTCCTTTGTTGTTTATGTGTCTATTGTAACACATATTTAATTTATTGTCAATTAAATGCAAGACCACGATATCCTGCGTCAAACGCAATTCGGGCATAGTCAGGTCCTGATTCAATAGCATACAAGGCCATTCCTTGGTCCTTAGACATTCCTTTTGCTCGGGCACGTTGACCCAATGCGTAAAAATATTTCTTACCTGACATGATAATCCTTAGTTAAAAGAAGGGTGACTAGCACCCCTCTGTTTAGTTACCTGCTTCGACAATGTACTTGCCATACTTCTTGTGGAAGTCATCAAAGTGTTTCAACTGACTTGGCTCAATTGGGAGCTTGTATGTTTTCAATGCAATCTTAGCACCCATCACAACCAACTCAGTCTCAAAGTTAGTCATAATGTAGCTAAAGAAGTTGTCAGCCATTTCGTGGAATTTCTTACTGTCAACTTTCTTAGTTTCAAGTGCATCACGCAATTCATAGCACATTGAAATAGTCAATGAGTACATTGCCGAAATTTCTTTCACAGACAAGTCTTTCACTTTACCTGAAAGAATGTCACTTGGTTCGGGCATACGACCTGCAACCTTACGGTGTGCCATAAACTTAACAGCAAGACCTTCACCCACTGAACCTGCAATCAGATTGAACAATGTATCACTGTCGGTGTTGTCTTCATCATTCAACAAGTCAGACACAAAGCACCAGCTACGGGGTGTAGCAAACGCACGTGAACTAGATTTACTATCAAACTCATACAGATCCTGTTTAGCAAATGACAAGTAACCCACAACGTCTTTGTGAATACCCTTGTCAACTGCCCAGTTCTGCCATGATGTAAAGTCGGCTCGCATCTCCAAGTGCAAGAAACGATTAGCGAGGGGCATCGGCATACGATAAGTAACACCTTTATCACTGTCACGATTACCTGCCGCAACGATAACAACGTTATCGGGCAAGAAATACTTACCTACACGGCGATTCAAAATCAACTGATAACCTGCCGCCTGCACTGCAGGTGATGCACTGTTCATTTCGTCCAAGAACAAAACAACGATCGGGTACTTGCTTGCAAGTTCTTCATCGGGCAAGTCAACAGGTGCCGCCCAATCCATCTTATTGATATCACGATTGAAGTATGGGATACCACGAATGTCAGTGGGTTCCATTTGTGCCATACGCAAGTCAATCATAAAGCCACCAAGTTCTTCAGTACCTTCAGCAACTACCCCACTCTTGCCAATACCGGGCGGGCCCCAGATAAAGAGCGGGCGTTTAGCTTTAAACGCTTTTAGCATTGCCTTGCGAGTTTGTACGCTAGTGATTGTTAGATTGTCAGAAATTTGCGATGCCATATAATCTCCTTTGAAATGGCTTGTTTAGAAACAGATGCTAGTATATATGAAACTTGATTTATTGTCAAGTGCTATGTTTTTGTTTTCGGGCATCATTCTTCAAATGCCCTGCGTAGAATCAATTCTTGCTTTGAGAAGGCTTCAATTTCCCATGGCATATCCAAGTATGCAATTTTATTAGTGTATCGCTTGCCGGCCCATATGTTTACTCCATTTTGTTTATTCTTAAGAATACCCTTTGCCAATTGTTTGACATGGACCATTTCGTGGGCAAGTGTCAATCCAATGTCTGTAAGTTTGCGTGTAGGTTTAATTACAACCATGTAGCAACCGGTAAGTTGAGATAGGTCAACCGTAATACCTTGATTACCATCACACTCATCCTTGATACGAATGACAACTGCCTTTGTGCAGTTTTCAAGTTTTAATTGGGATATCATTGAAGGAAGTATCGCCTCAACGAATTTTTTGTTGCGGCGACTGCCTTCAACTTTGTATTCCATATTACACCCTTTATCAATTCAATACAAGTATATCACAGAGTCCATTTAATGTCAAAATTGTTGTTGTTAATTTACAACACACTTACTGTTGAATAGTTATTAATTCTGGCAATGTGTTCAATGTTAGAATCAATAATAGTTTGTTCAGTAGATAGTGGCAATTCTCTAAAATATAATGCTTTACCTAGCATTATCTTACCTTTATTATTCGTTTTTGTATAATCACTAGCAGTAATCAATAAACAAATTTCTTCATCACTATAGGGCCGTTTTTTAATTGAGATTCTAAAGTATAAAGTACTAATTGCGTTTGCATTGAATTTCATAGATGCCTTTTGACTGAATAAGACTCTATTATATACCCAAACCCATTTGTTGTCAAATTTACTTCATCAGATTGGCCATCAACACTAACTTTTCTAGGTGATTGATTGATTTGTTTATTTCGGCTACTTTATCATCAAGCATTGAAAATTTACCCGTTCTACGAATAGCCACCTCAAGTTTGCTTAATTCAGTTACCATTTTATCAATGTTTTTGTGCATACGATGTAAGTCTGGATTGTAGCCAATGCCATTCATTTGACTTGATAAGTCACTGCTTACTTTGTTCCAATCTAATGCACGTTCTATTTTCATGTTGAAAGTATAACACGTTTAGGTATTTATGTCAACAAAAAAGGCTCCGAAGAGCCTTTTGTTTTAATCTCCCTGAGATTAGAAGCGGTGTATTAGACCAACTCCAACTTGTGTTACATCTGCTGAAGTACCAGCTTTGTCAATGTTGCGATATGCAACTTCTAAGTCAGTACGCTTACTGAAAGCATAACCAACTCCAACTGAGTAAGCCTTAACATCTTGGTTAGTACGACCATAACTTGCTTTAGCAGTATATGCGCCGAATGGTTTGGCAATACCAATTAAATCGCCTTCGCTATTTACAACTCCTTTGTCATCGCTGTGAGTGTAAGTCAAACGTGTGCCTGCAATATTAGTGCTTAAACCAACTACTGTACTAGTTTCAGTACCTTGCTCAAAACGAGCGACTGTTGCAGTAAAGCCAACGAATGTACCAACTGCGCCATAACTAGTTGCATCTGTACCAGTTGCACCTTGTGTGCGGTCATACGAAACTGTCACACCTTTGAATGGTGTCACTGTTGCGAATACGCCATTGCTTACACGTAGCCCGCGCAAGTTATGTACATCACCTGCTACAGAACCATACGTAGTTCCGAATACATCATTGTTAGTGATTGCTAAGAATTCACTGTGAACATTACGACCAACATCAACTGATCCAATGCCTGATGCTAGACCAACTGTACCTTGACGATCACCCATTTGAGTACCACTACCATTAATGGTATTTGCACCAATGCTTGTATCAAGTATAACACGTGCCTTCAAACCACCACCTAAATTTTCTGTAGCAGAAATAGTAATGTTGTTTGTTGGTTCGCCGGCGATACTAGTATTGCTTATTGCGCCAGTTTTAGTATTGTCTACAAATTGAGCAACTTTACCAGAGATTGATACTTGTGCTGATGCAACCATTGTTGTTGCGGCTAATAATGTCGCTAATGCGATTTTTTTCATAAGATTTCCTTTTAAAATAAACTTGTCTCTCAACAAGTTAGACTAATATTTATTGACTAACTGCTAGCCCAATAAAATAGTTCATCTCGCAAAGTATACTATCAGTTTGCACAAAAAGTAAGTGTATTTGGTAGAATAGGGCAACAAAATAGGCTACTAATGCGTGATTTTTTTCACGCATTGATAAATAATAGAAAGGAGAAAGACATATGGGTTTCATTTATATTTGGAGAGATAAGGTCCGAAATATGTATTATGTTGGGTCGCACGAAGGTACCCCTGATGATGGATACATTTCTTCATCACATTGGTTAACGGGGGAAGTTCGGTATAGACCGCAAGATTTCAAAAGGCGTATCATAAAAATGATTCAAATCTCAGATATGAAAACTGAAGAATATCGTTTATTGAATATGATTAAAGAGAATGAGTTTGGTAAAAAATATTATAACTTAAAGCACGGGAAGCCTAGAGGATCGGCACCTTGGAACAAGGGCAAGGTAAATATCTACTCCGATGAAACTTTATCAAAAATGTCTGCGGCAAGAACAGGCAAACCTACTACTAAGGGTAAAAAGAATCCGCAGTCAATTATCAATGGTAAAAAAGGTTCTGCCAAGTTGTCGTTTACTGTCACTGGGAGAAGGAAAAAAGTATTACAGGACGGGACATGGACATGGGAATATCCAAACAAATAGGAGCCGAAGCTCCTATTGTGGTTTTTTATTTAATACAGTAAGTCCTACTGCACCTTAACCTCACGCGGCTAAAGAATAAACGCTATCGTTTGCATTTATGGTTTTTGCTTCTTCGGCCGAGTTCCCCCAACCCTACGGCTTTCACATTGCCGAGCTGTCCACTCTGTTACTCTTTGCCCTGTCGAAACTATGCAGGCCCATCATAAAGAAACTTGTTTGAGGTATTGCTCACCTTCACCGGTAACATACCAATACTCATCATCGTTGACAATGTATCCTGAATCTGCCAAACTATCCATAGCATTGTCAAATGCTTGGGTGCGTGACTCATCTTCTACATAGTCTAATCCTGACATGATAGCAGTATAGATTCCTTTTAGTATTAGAATTTTACCTAATCCTTTGCTTTGAAAGATTGGATCTAACTCTACTAAACTTCTTCCACTATCTGCATCGTATTGAAACGTTCCTGCATATTGCCCGTCAACATTCATTTCAACACCAATAGTATTACTACCTTTTGTTGTATCGAAACTTAGTTTTGAACTAGCAATTTCATTAATACGCATCAAACTTCCTTATGGTGGACCTGGGGGGATTCGCACCCCCGTCCAGAACACTTTTCTCTTTGCTTCATACAGCAATAACTTTTACCAAGGTGCGCTAGGTTTTCGAGGTCCTGTTGCTTTGCCTTGATTAGCTTTGATGTCACTTCCAACTTTAACATTTGGATTTTTAGTATTAATAGCTCTAGTCTGCCACGTGCCTGAATCAGGAGCACTTGGTATAGTAACGGGCATACCTTTCTCAACGTCAGCACCTCCTGTACCAGGTTCTATAATTGAACCACTTAATGCACCTCTGCTTCGGCGCTGGGCTGTTGCAGGATCTATGTCTTGTTTCTCGCCCGGGGCTGCCGCATATTTGGCCATGTTTTTATTGTATGTCCGAGCAGTTTTTAGTCCCTTGGCTACAATATCTCTTTCTTCTGGACTGTTTGGACGTACCGCAGTGCCGCCTTGTCCTACCATTACACCGCGCACAGATTCGTCTACGATATCTATGTATTTGCGAAAAAATTCTGTACTCATACATCTAGTCCTTTAAGTTATTATATATTTATTCTTTTGTTTTGTCAATTGCTTTGGATATAATATCATACACTTGGGTGTATGCATCCGTTATTTTGTCTAGTTGTTGTTCTGTAACCAAATCATTATCTTCCAAACTAACTAAGTCTTTGGCTAAGTTTTCTTGTAGAGTTTTAATTTTATTGTTCACGATTAGTTGTATAATAGTCCGTAAACTACACACCAAGCCTCTAAACCTAATTTGTACGCAATGTACGCACCAATTAAGTAACCTGAAATTTTTAATGTTTGTGTTATCATAATAACATATATTTATACTAATTGTTTGTCAAATAATTTGGTAATCATTTAACCATGGAAAATATTTGTCTAACATCAATTGTTGATTGTTAACATACTTTGCATATGAATCTATAACATTAGCAGGTATGGGTAGCCCGATGAAATTACTTAACTGGTCCAATGCAACATATGATGTTTTTGTTTTTATGAAAATATCTTTATACTGTATGACAATCATGCGGTCTTTAAAACTATCAGGTATATTAATTGGTGTCTTAAATTTACCTAATTCCTCTTCATTTATTTTTCTTCTTTTTAAATCTAATTCATATAAATTTTTAATAGTATCAATATCAAGTAAATTGTCTATCGTTAAATCATATCCAAATGTATCTTTGAATCTAATAACAATATATACTGCACTATAAAAATATGTCTTACCCTTAAATTGTTCTACCCCTCCCAAAGAACTAAGAATAGTTTTAAGTTGGGGAACTATTGCTTTAATCAAAACATTTGCAACTAGTTCTTTGTAGTCATCGGTTTCATGTACTAATGTTATAAATTTAGTATCATTGAATTGATCCATTCGGTCAATTATTTTAAATTTGGGAAATGCGTGTGTACTGAAAACAGGTATGGTGTCATTTAAATTATTAGGTATCAAATCTTTAAAAACAAAAGGATGATTGTTGTTTTCTATTGGATTATATCCCGGTATTATCTTATTCTCAAATTCTAAATGTCCGGAGTTAACATCAGTTGTTAATACTATTTCATCCATTTTATTTGCAATCTTAAATATGGTTGCTGATAAAAATCTTCCAGATGCACCTGCCGGATAACAAACTATATAATTTGACATTTTAATTTAACACTATAGGCATTTCTATAAAATCAGAGTCAGGAACATCTATATATTGGTCAAAGTCATATATCCAAAAAAATCTCCATTCGTTTGAAATACTTTGATGTTTTAAATTATCTTTAAATGTAAAATAGAATCTGTTACCTGGATATACAAAACTATACTCAGTGCCGTTATCAACTACGAACCTACTAGGGTTATCCCCACTAATTGCTTGTTCAGTAAAACCATAACAAAATGTCAATGTTTGTTTACAGTTAATAGAATGAGTGTGTTTTTTCCACAATGCACCGGGTGGTTGTATTGCAAAATGTACTGCTTTAGGGCTAACATTTAATTTATTTACTACATTATATGTTTCATTCCATTGATTCACAATAGTATTTCTAACTGATAATTTTACGGTAGGATCTAATGCACGTTCAAGTGAGGCACCAAAATAACCTTCTGATGAAACATAATTTTTTGAATGTAAATCAGATATTGAATACGTCGGTGGATACCAAAATGCATCAAACAATGATATATTTCTTTTTTGAGCAGAACCTTCTTTATTTTCACTAAATTCTAGTGAATAGGATCCAAATTGAAAGAAGCGAGATGATTGTAAATACTGAAAATCTAAAGACATAATTTTATTTATATAGGTTTTCATAGTGTTGGCGCAACCAAGCCCAGTCATAACTTAATTTTAATTTGTCAAAATTACCTTCTACCTCTTTGTAATATGCCACAGCGTGTTGTGCACCTTCAATACTATAATCAGAGAACTTACCTGATCCAACCGTTAACCAAAACTCTAAACGATTTTTACTAATCTCATCAGTATTAGCACATAACTTAAGTGCCTCACGGAAACTAGTGCGCCATGTACTCCACTCATCTGTATTAAAGTTTGCGGTTCCTGATATAACCTCTACAATTTCATGTTCATCATCCATTGTAAAGTCAAGGCCCTTACCTTCATTGGCAAGTGTTAATTTCTTATTGTAAGCAATCATAGCTTGGTGACCGTATACTAATCCATTAACAGGATTCTTAGCATGGAATACATAATGTTTAGGTATTTGCAATCTATCTGGTTGCCAGTTCCAATCAAATTTAAGACTAACTTTTAATTTAGCAAATACAGTAAACATCCAAGGTGTGTTGCTTGCCTCTGCTGCCGCGTGATATGCTTTAACACGACCATTAACTCCATCAACACGAACAACACGATTAGGTAGTCCTTGTGTAGTCTTTAATAAATGTTCATAGTTTTCGTCTGCTCCGGTCTCACCGTTACTTAAAAACACAATGTCCATTGGTGTAGATTTAGCTAATATTTTGCTAGTTTGAATATATGGATAATCATATAATTCCCGCTTTACATAGTCTTTTGCTTCTTTTGGTACAATAATATGTGATCCACCCACGCTATTAATTTTAATAGTTTTACTTTCAATATTCCATAAACTCATTGGCTCAGTATCAACAACTTTTATTTCTTGGTTGTCAATCGTTTGAAACGTAGCATAAGGGAAATTAAAATCAGTATGAATAGTAGAGACATGAGTATCCCCTTCTGTAATAATAGTTGGGGCAGGTAAACGTTTTACTCGCATATGTTGATTATAGTTAACTTTAACGTCTTTTAATTCTTCAACATTATCAATTAACTCACGTAGTTTATTCACATTAACTAAGAATGTATCACCAAACTTTTGTTTATCGCTAGGGAATACATGTAGTTGGTCACGTGCAAATGGATCACATATATATGTAAAGTCAAATCCATTATAATCACATATTGAACTAGTAACCCAAACAAAATGTTCTTTTTTATCAGGTAATTGTTCTAGTAACTTCTTAAATGTTTTGAGATAACTTTCGTTATATTCAATGACCAATGTGTTCTCTGGAACTGGTTTGTTTCCATGGTCAATGTAAACTGTATCGTATAATACATTTGTTGCTACTGCTGTACGATCCTTAACAAAGTTAATGTTATTCAAGTGTTCAATAATTTTAACATATTTGGTATCATTAGCAAAGGTGTCACGGTTAACCATGAACGTTGTTCCCCAATGGCTCCACTGCGTACCAAATACATGAACCATTTTCATTTGCCAAGGATTAGGATAATATTCAAAGTCAAAGTTATTGTAATCTAATTCACTATTAAGAATCCAACATAGGTTAGTACTTGAACGATTGATACAACGGTTGATTGTATCCACCCATGTATTTAGGTAGCGTGTCTTTTGTATAGTAGGGAATCGTTCTTTTAATTCATCAAAACGAGTCTGTGTTTCTTTATTACCTCTATCAACAAAGAACATATCAGGTTTTTTAAACAGTTTAAACAATGATTCATCATCTAACTTAACGTCCTTGACCCAGTTAATTTCTCTATGACCCTTCTCCCACATATTGCTGTTAATCAAATATGTTTGAGTTGCTTCACTATCACTAGAACCAAATGCATGTACAAACTGTGCCTGGTCGATACCGGGTTTCCAATTAAAATCAAAACTACTATATTCTAAATCTGGATTTAATGCCCAGAACATTTCATTGGGATGTTTTTTGACTAAATCTTCTAATGTAGTTTCAACATAGTATTTAGGAAATCCGTCAACAGGAATTTCTAAAACAACAATTTCTTTTCTTTCTAAATACACCACTTCACCATCATTATTCGGTGTTATATATCTAGGACCATCTTCTTTATCTAGCAAAGTACCGAATTGGTATATATAAGGAGGACTTGTTGGATTGGGTCTCCAACTATAATCAAATGTTAATTTATTAAATCCCAGAGGTGTTTCCCACTTATCTAGTTCAGGCAGTGTTGTTGCTACAATCTCATTTACATATTTGACCTGCGTTGCACCTTCTACTATATATTGTATAGTAGGTTCTAACTCTGCAGGATGATATTGATTACCAAATACATATATATAAGGTGGGTCATGCGGGTGAGGAGTCCAACTGTAATCAAATTTATCTTCATCAATATTAATTAATGATTTCCAATTATGTTTAGACTTTTTAGTTTTAGCAATAATACTAGATGAATATTTTACTTCTGTGGCACCTGGCACCTGGTATTCTGGGCCGCCCCTGTCATTCCATTGTGTTTCAAAGTGATATATGTATGGAGATTCAGTATCATCTGGGTGCCAGCTAAAATCAATAGATTTTTTATCAATATTATTAGGTATCACCCAATTTTCTAAACTAGGTAATCTGGTTGCTTTAATAATACGAGTATCAATATACTTTGTAAAACATGTAGAATCAGCCTCAGGTGGTGTATAAATCGGACCCCCTGTCTTTTGCCACTGCGTACCAAACTGATAGATGAAGGGTTCGTCTTCTGCATAGGGGTGCCATGAAAAATCAAACGTAGATGCATCGATGGTATCAGGTACAGTCCAATATTTTCTATTAGGGGCAGCCTTGGCAATAATATTGTCAATATATTTAATCTCTGTAGCGCCCGGGACCATGTATTTAGGTCCGCCGGTCAATGCCCATTGAGTTCCAAACACGTAAATATAAGGTTGTTCAGTATTATCTGGGTGCCAACTAAAATCAAATTCAGCAACATCAATATTAGTAGGTACTTCCCAATTATTAGTAGTAACTATAGCCGTGGCTTTTGGTTCGGTTACATATTTAATTTCTTTAGCACCATTTACTTTATATATTGGTCCACCTGATCGTTGGTGTTGTGTACTAAATTCATAGATATATGCAGGATCACGTGGATGAGGATGCCAACTAAAATCAAAGGCATCGCTATCTATATTTTTAGGTATTGACCATTTAGATTTATCTGATAAAGTTTTTGCTACAGGAAAAGTTACATACTTTGTATCAGTTGCTCCCTCTACTTGATATATAGGTCCACCCTCTGATTGCCATACAGTTGTAAATTCATAGTTAAACGAATCATCTGTACTGTCTGGATGCCAGCTAAAATCAAATGACGCTTCGTCAACATATTTAGGAATATACCAATTTAATTTGTTTGATTTTTTTATTGCTTTAATTACATCAACATATTTAATTTCAGTAGCACCATCAACTATGTACTTAGGTCCACCTGTCTTTTGCCATTGTGTACCAAACTCATATATATAAGGCTGTTCGGTACTATCTGGATGCCAGCTATAATCAAACATCTTATGTTCAATGTCTGGCGGAGAAACCCAATTCTTTTTACTAGGTAAATAATTAACTTTCTGTGTATCGACATATTTAATTTCAGTAGCACCATCAACTATGTACTTAGGTCCACCTGTCTTTTGCCATTGTGTACCAAACTCATAGATAAGGGGAGGGTCTTTGGGATTAGGTTTCCAACTAAAATCAAAATTTGTTATATCGACATTATCTGGTATTTCCCAATTAGTCCGATCATCATCTAATATAGCTACAATCTCATTTACATATTTGATTTGCGTTGCCCCGGGAACTGCATACTCAATTGTAGGCATAATTTCTGCCGGGTATTGATTGTTACCAAAAACATAAATGTAAGGTTCTTCAGTCGTATCAGGGTGCCATGAGTAATCAAACTCTTTTATACGGTAATTATTTAACGTAGCAAAACCCTTCTTAGAATGTAATCTATTTGCTTTTAAAATACGTGTATCAATGTACTTAACTGAACTGTTCTTATGAGTACCGGGTGTTTTGTAGACAGGTCCACCTGTCTTTTGCCATTGTGTACCAAATTGGTATATATAAGGTTCATCCTGTGCATATGGATGCCATGAGAAATCAAATGATTCAGCGTCAACAAACGTCGGAACTTCCCAGTTAGCTTTGTCTGGAAGTGCTTTTGCAACCATATCTTCAACATATTTAATTTCAGTCGCTCCCTCAACAGTGTATATTGGTCCACCGCTTAATGCCCACTGAGTGGGAAATACATAAATGTATGGTGGACTTGTTGCATCTGGATGCCAGCTAAAATCAAAGCCTTCAATATCAATGTTAGTTGGTAGTGTCCAATGAGACATATCTACTATTGCAGTTGCACGTAAGGTATCGATATATTTAATTTCATCGGCACCTTCAACTACATATTGAGGGCCACCTGTCTTTTGCCATTGAGTTCTAAATTCATATATAAACGGAGGATCATCAGGATGAGGGACCCAACTAAAATCAAAACCAGCGGTATCAACATTAGACGGTATGTTCCACTTATCCTTTCGAGGAACTGTGACACCGATCTGTGTAGTAAGAAATTTCTTTTCAATTGCACCAGTAACATGATATTCAGGACCACCTACGGGATTCCAATTAGTTGGAAAAATATAAATGTACAACGGATCAGTTGGATCAGGATGCCAACTAAAATCAAATTTAGATTCGTCAATTGAATCTTTTAATACCCAGTTAGAATTTTTTTCATTTTTTCTTTTGATTGGATCAACATCAGCACGATAGATTGTTAGTGGAGTTTTATTGTCAGTATTAACTAACCATGTGCCACTATCTTTTTGATGTTGACTAGGCCAAACATTGATATGTTCTTCAGCCCAGACATCTGCATCCGAAAGAAACTCAAAATCAAAGTCCCAATCAAAATCTCGATAGTCACAAAACTCATTGATAATCCAAAAATGTTCTGAAGTGGCTTGTTGTCGTGCATCTTCTAGTGAGGTTGCAACTTTTTCTTTAGGGTGAACATTGGGCTTTTTGCCGTAATAAAATACATCTCTTAGCATAAAGATTACTTATGATAATACTTGTACGTTGTATAGTTTTTCAAATCTATCCGCATCATTTCGGTCATTTACCATTGGCTCACCACGAATATTTAATGAGGTATTCAGTAGCATTGGGCACCCCGTTAATATATACCACTTTTCTAATAGTTCTCTTATCCCTGATCCATCTTTTGAAACAGTCTGGACCCTACTAGTGCCATCAGCGTGAACGATAGCAGGAAATAAGTCAGGATGCCTGCAACGAGCGATGACTTGCATATACCTACTGTTATTGAAACCACGAGGCATATCAAAATAGTTATCAATGTGTTCCTCCAAAATAACTGGGGCGAAAGGTCTGAACTTTTGTCTACGTTTAATTTCATTTACTTTATCCTTAATTTCATTTCCTCTCGGGTCGGCCAATAAACTGCGGTTGCCAAGTGCTCTTGGGCCAAACTCTGCTCTTCCATTAGCAATTCCCACAATCTTATCGGTAACCAAACAGTCAATAATACGATTGGCAGGGTAAGGCCCACTAATATCATGACCAAGAAAAGCATTAGTCCAATTAACACGTTTACCATAACCGAGACAGGCCGCTCCAAGACTAGAACCAGCATCGCCAGGATTAGGCATAATCCAAATGTTGTCATAAAAGTTTCCTAATAATCTATTTGCTAAACAATTTAATGCTACACCACCACCGTATACAAGATTCTTACTACTACCTAAACTTCTTGCTTTGCTAATAACACTCATTATTAATTGTTCAGCAATCAATTGTGTGCTAGTAGCAATGCTCATATCGTCTGCACCTTTTAAGAAATCGTTAGATACACCAGTATGTAAGTTATCTCTGAAAATAATATCTCTATATGACTCTACTAACTCGCTAGACATTTCATCTAAGTGTGTAGTTTTACCATAAGCGGCCATACCCATTAGTATGTATTCTTCATCCAGTGGACGTAGACCTACACGTTCAGTCATTGCTGAATAGAATAATCCAATACTGTCTGGGTACTTTTGACCCCAGAGCTTTTTGTATTTAGCCTTGCCGTTCTTATCATACCAAGCATTCCAAATACTAATAGTATCAAACTCGCCGATAGCGTCAATGACAACTACAGTAGCATCGTCATATGGGCTTGTTTGAAAGCCTGCGGCGGCATGACTTAAGTGATGATTGTGTGTATGAACTTTGCCATCACGACCATCACATAGTTTGTATAGTAAGCCAGTACCAATTGTATCTTTAACAAATAAACTAGATAGGTTAGGCTTTTCACCCGAACGAACTTGACGTAAGAACTTCATCCAAGGCCTCTCGTAATAATGAATTTCTATATCACGTGATGTGGTGTATGACAATGCATCTTCAACTATACCATAAGACAAATTTTTTGTATGTTTTTCTTTATCATAGCGTTCACTGTGTCCGGCAAACAATATGTTACCATTGTCATCAACAACGCTTAGGGCCGCGTCATGGAAGCCTGCACTTATACCAATATAGTTCATTTGTAGATAAATGGATCTCGTTTACGTAATTCTTTAATGCGCTTACGGTACTTGTATTCTCTGACTAAATTTTTAAACCATCTTATTATAAACATCTTTATCCTTTAATAAATTTTAACAACTCATCAGCAAACATTGCATGTGGAGTTTCACCGTGATGCCAATATTTGGCTTTTGGATTGGTATAACCTAAGTTTTTATATTTTATAAAAAAAGATTGGTCATTCTTTTCCATGTTATAATATTTATTTCTATTAATTTGGTTTATATAGAATTTTAAATGACTGTCATTTTCGGTAAACATATGCATCACATTGCACATTATATAATTAATATTTTTTGCTTCTAGGAAATATTGTAATTGCAACACTGTATTAGCACTAACAATTTCTAAATATTTTTCATTACGTGCCATAAATTCGTGATATGAGGGAATTATTTCTTTTTCTTCCGGATTGAGACCCAACCAACCCATATTAACCCGTAAATATTGTGATCCTGATGAAGCATAATAATCACCATATGGGCAATGCGCTCCATAATGAGCCGGGTTATGCCAAGGCACTTCCATACGTGTACTTTCCGTCCATCCTACTACCACAAATATTTCCATCGTAGATGAATTATAATTTTCACTAAACCATTGCAATACACTTCGTGCTATTGTAGGATTCGTAGATCCGGGCTCTGCCATATTAACAGGTGTATATCCCATTTTATGTGCCAATTGATTGCCATATGATTGTTGTCTACTATAAGTAGAATCTTCTAATCCATCTATTTCTGAACCCGATGTATGACTACACCCGGCTATTATCATTATTTTTTCTTTGTTGGTTGTTAACATAAATTTATTTTATACAGGGAACATTGGTCTACTACGTTTAATTTGTGTAATATCAATAGTAGCAACTTCAGGTACGTACATAACTTCTTTTTCAGGTATTGCCTCACGTTTTTTATCAGATACTCTTATCTCGTAATCTCTATAGTTACTCCAATCACCCGTTCCTTGATAATGTAAATTGAATGAGAAGTCAACATTTTTATTCAAATATTCTTCTTCATTTAATAAATCAGTAAAGTCCTGCCCACTACGACCTTCTTCATCTGACCACTTTGGCTTTGCTAATTTTCTTGCACGTTTAACAGTGTTTGACTGCGCCCTTGAATAATCCTGTGCGTAGAATGGACCTTTACGACCTTCCGGCGGAGGCAATCTATTATCTTCTGGGTTATCTACATTTTGATTAAAATGCATATCAAAATCTGCTTCCCACTTACCATCATCATCAATTTTAAATTTATAAACAGCAGTAAACATTCCCGGGCCAAATTGTGTACCAAATTCTTTTAAATCAATCTCAGGATTATAATGTATTTCTGTTTCATATCCGCCTCTTGCTCTCCATAAATTTCTTAGTAATGGCCAAACTTCGTTAACTAACTGATTTGCAAATTTATTGTTAGGATCAACTGGTGGTATGATATTATAATCAAACTTTTCATAATTCATTTCTTTACGACATTCAGGATTATTGAATTTAATTTTATAGTGGTCTTTAGCCAATGAAAAACGAATAGGATAAGTGATAGGCGGGCCATCTTTACAATGTGCCATATTATCTGCCCAAATATGAATATTTTTTACACGCACCATTAAGTGTGTGCCTCCCTTACTCAAATCCTGTGTAATCCAATGACCTTGATATTTTTGATAACTAACATTAAACTTATGTGGATTCTGTCCGGCAATAGTTTCTGGGCCAACTGCAAATCCAACACCTAACCCCATATTATGAATGCTGTCACGCATACGCCATTGTAGTGTCATTGTATCTGAATAGTCTTGTAATTCTTCTGTAGAAAAACCCACAATCCAATTAGTGTCGCAACCAATATTAAGCTCTTTACAATCAATAAAGTTTTGTTCCATCTCTTTGATAGTAACACCTTTAGCCATATCATCTAATACTTTTTGGCTTCCGGACTCACTACCAAAGTTAAATCGCAGGGCACCGCCGTCCGCTAAATCTTGTAAGTATGCCCTATCCATACGACCATCATGTCGTGCATACCCTGCAAATTTAACTTTCAATTTCTTTTCTTTAAGTGCTAATGCAAAGGCTCTTAACTCATTTATATTACCATTAATAAGACTATCGATGAACCAAATAATATTAGTACCTTTATTATAATAAAGCCATTCGACTTCAGTAATCAAGTCAACTGCTTGACGTTGCCGATACTTCCAGAAATGTGTTTCTTCACAGAATGTGCATTTAGCAGTACATCCTCGACTAATTTCACTATTGATCCCGTTTGGAATTTCATACTGTGAAAAGTCAATACTTTCATAATCCGGCATAGGCAGATTATTAATATTAATACGCTGGTCTTCAGGTTGAGTTAATACACGTGGATACTGAACTTCTGTCTTTTCTTCAATTTCGTCAAGCATGACTAATAGATTATTTTCCCCTTCACCCACAATAACATAATCATAGTATTCGTGAATTGCAAACCAGTGTTTGTGTACATTAGGTCCACCTACTGCAATTTTTACGTTAGGTAATCTACGTTTTAATTCTTGGCACATCCATTTAGTTGGTTCTTCACTAATATAATAAACACTAAAGCCAACAACATCAGGTTTTAATGCTACGATTTCATCAATTGCTTGTGATAATAAAGGTTCAAGTACCGGGTGAATATCTTTGGCGTAAGTATCACCTAACCAATGCCATGATGCGGCAGGATCCCATAGTCTAAACGGGAGTTTTTTATTTGGAATCCAATCATTTTTATGAGCATTAAAAGCTCTAACATTTAAATCCATGATTGTTGTTTCATATCCTGATGCCTTAGCAATGCCAGATAATTTTGCCAATGAGAAAGGCGGCATGTACGGGGACCATTCAGGGCACAATACTAATACCATCTTAGTGTTGCGTGTTTTGTAATCTACATAAACAGGAGTTAAGTTTTTTTGTACAGATTTTTTTGCGTAAGGAGCAATAGCATCCATCATTGCTTTGTGTCGTTCGTCTGCAATATCAGAGGTAGGTCTTTCTTTTAAAACAACTTTTCCTTTAATTACTTGATCCGCATCTGATAGCGTGATGTTAGATTCCAACGGGTAACTCCTTTATTTTTATAATTATACACTCATTTAAGCATACTTACTACGTTTTTGGTTATTCGAAAGTCAGTAGTGTTACTAAAATGAATGAAATTATGGTCTACAATTTCTTTTATATTAGATGTAAATTGAATCCATTCTTCCGAAGACAACTTACACAGTCTATTTATTTCATTAGTAATTGTATTTAATCGGGAATCATCATCCTTGATATCATCATATGATTCATCAATATATGGATAAAATGTTTTATATCCACGTTTTCTTAATTCAGCCAAAGACCCATAAGTAGATACCAACACAAAAGGATGCTTTAAAGCCAAACACTTATATATCTTTTCACTAAAAAATACACCCGGATACGTATCAATTACGTTCATATAGAGTTCATTCGATTTCCTATTATCTAGGTTATAAAATAAAGTTTCTGTTACTACAGAAAAATAAGAATTATCAAAATATGATAAATCATCCAATCTCACATCTACCGGATTGTTTCTTTCCAGTGTCATGTTTAACGTTAATGGGAGTTTATTTTCTATTTTTATAATTTCATCAAATGTTCCTCTACTATCATTCTTTAATACATTCAAGTTGTCAGGTTCAATATTAAAGGAATAATATGCTGTATCAACCAAATTAAGTCTCAGTAGTTTTTCTAACAGATTAATTCTATGTTGCCTAGTAACTTTATTAAAACATAAAAACTTTTTTAATCTATGTCCTGGTACATATTCTTTAGCAAAACTTAAAAAACTTTTAGAACCAAATTCAAATCCAGCACCTGCTAATATATTAATTCGATTTAATCTGTAATGTTTATTACATATGTTTATATATGATTGATCTCCACAATGATCTGATGTAACATAGAAGACCGCAATATTAGATAAAATATCTGATAATGAATCCATAACATCATCAATCAGTAGTATATTATCTACCATCATTCCTTCTGCAAGACATTGAAACACAAAGTTTCGTTTGCCTTTATTGTATTCTTCTCTGATTTCTGCTTCTACCCCAAATTTAGATCGGCGAAAAAATGCATAGTCTGAGTTGGCGCCGGCGTATATTACATGAATAGATTTAGCATGATTTCTTAGATCAGTCCAAATATTAAACGTTTGTTCACGCATCGAATACAATACATGTTCAGATGGATATACTTCACCGTATTTAAATTGTATTACGTCTGGTATTTCCATAATGTACGATGTTACCCATGAATTGTTTACTTGTGAGTTTTCTCCACGGATCAATTACAGTTGAATTTATATTAAATAATAAGTTAGACACGTATTCTTCCCAATACCCTATTAGATATACATTAGTCCATTCTGATTTTAAATCCAAATCACCTGTATGTATATCATAGTAGTTAACTGTGCCACCATGTTTTTCAACATAGTACCCTACTAACATGCTAGCAGAACCATTGATATATGGAACTTTTGGTTTGTATGCTTTACCCACTATAGTAACATTTTTACCATACGTTAAACATTTTAATGCCATACGTTCTGCTTGTTTTTCTCTGGCTGTCATAATTGCATCAAACAAATCATAACCCAAATCTAATCTGTCTGCTAGGTAACGTAGTGCAATATTATCTCTAGGATGACATGCTCCTGCATCCCCTAATCCCGCTATCATATATGCAGGGCCCATTATCCTATGTGTTGATTTTGCTAATGCGTTAGTGACAACATCAACATTCATATTGCCGTTTGTTTCAGCAACATCTTGTATCATATTAACTAACGCAATTTTTGTACTAATAAAAGTGTTATAAAATATTTTAATTGCTTCTGCTTCGTCCCAAGTACCAATTTCATATCGAGGGTCGTTCTGCATAAATTGTTTATAAAAGTCAATTAGTTCACTAGCGTCACCAGTAATGCTACCATCTTCTGTACCTATGATTACCATTTCTGGGTTAACCATATCCCATTTTACGGTACCCATAGCGATTAAGTAAGGGTTGTAAATGAATCTTGCATTAGTGATACAAGGTTCTAAGATGTTGCGAACTGTTCCGGGTAGCACGGTACTAATGAGGACAACCAATTGACTTTTATTAACATGCTTATTGACTTCTTTTAAAATGTTAGTAACTATTGTATAGTCAAAATCTTTATTAGGTAAATGACTAGTAGGGGTCTCACCTCCATATATTGGGTCATGCGGGGTAGGGGCCGCAATAAAAATTAAGTCTCTGTCTTTAACTGCTTCCTCAATCGTATCCTTCATAGGGAACATTGGAAGTCTAGGTTCAACATCATATCCAACTACATTATTTCCTGCTTCTGCCATTACTTCTGCACAGTCTTGGCCCAATTTACCCACACCAATCATTGCTACTTTTTTCATAGATTTCCGTTTATTAAGTATTTGATTTTATTTAGTGGGCCATTGTAATCTATGTTATTTTTTTCGACCAACAAATGTAGTTGTCTAACTTCATCCGGAACAGTAGTTGCATATTTCATTGCAAGTTTTCTGTTGTAGGTAATTTTATCAATTACTTTATTGTATTGCTGTTTTAACTCAGATGGGCTTATCCCTACATAACGCTTTACATTCTCAGCTATTTTTTCATATCGGATAACAATATCCGTTTCATCGTCAAATGAATAATCAAATAGTTCAGTATATAATTGAAAGCCTAGTTGTTCCAATGTACGATGGAAACCAACATTAGATGCAACTAAGAAAGGTTTATTCAAAAGAATAGGAGTTGTTGTTTTTTCACTAAAAAATGATTCGTTTTCTTCTGTTTCCGTAACCAATTGCATAAATGAATGATTAAATTCTATTGGCATTGTTTCTTGATTAAATTTTACATCCAAATTTTGATCTAAAATTAATATTTTGGGATCCCAGTGTTTATACTTATAATTATTGATCCCACTATGAGATACCCCGCGCCATGTTATTGCACCTTGATTCAACAATTCATGTTTAGCAAGTAAGTCCATCATTATACTTCTATGAAGTTTTACAACATTATTGAGGCATATGAATGGATAGTTTAATTCAAAATCCTTACAAACATTATCATCTTTTATGTCAATGCCCTTTGTTTGATTATATTCATCGTGCAGTAACCATATTCGATATGTTCTTTCAAACCAGAATGTATCCCAACAAATAATTGAAACGTTTAAAAATCTTGCAAGAGCCAAATTTTTATTATTGTTTGAAGTTAAAATTTTTACCGGAACGTTATAATACTGAGTAACATTTAATAATCTATCTATGTCGTGTTTATTAAAAACTTTATCGTAGTGGTCAACTTCATGCAAACAATCAAGTATAACCATTTTAACATACTGAATGTTATTAATAATGTCATCTACGAATAAATTAAAATTGAGAGTCCAAACATCTGTAATTTTAATCATTGCAATTTCTCACTATATTTTCATATCGAGGATCTGTGTGCATTGACATATAATTACTATTTGACATTTGCGTAACTCTATCAATAACAGTTGAAGGGATAAATGTTTTATCCTTAATAATTTCTAAACATCTATTATAATTATGTTGAATTTTAGGTTCAATTATTTTATATAACTCACTGTAATTAGTTGATAGTTTGCTAATGCTTTCACATAACTTATCTGCTCTTACTTCAACATTATCATGGGAATCATATGAGTAGTCAATTATTTCATCATATAACACAAACCCTAAATCCTTTAACCTTTTATTCCAATTTTTAGTAGAAATACAGACAAAGGGTTTTTTCAGTAATAACGGGATTACTGTTTTTTCTGTAATAAAATCTGCATTAATTGTTGCCTCACCAATAACATGTAAAAAAGATTCATGCCATTGATGAGGTAACAAAAATGAATCTAGTTTAATAACAAAATCATCATCTATTAATCTAATACTATCATCATAATATTTAAAATCATATTCATACGTAGAGTTAGGAAACTTATGCCAAGTAACTACCCCACTGTCAATAAGATTATACTTTGACAAATGGTCAATTAAAGCACAACGATGTGTATGATTTTTATTGTTTAAGCAAATAAAAGGGTATTTAAAATCAGTATTAACTTGATAAGTAGTGTGGTCTATTACACTATTCAAGCACATTTCAGTCCACGGCATCCAATAAGTAGGCCAAAACGTTAGACTATTATAATTTAATCCTAAACGGTCACAATAATCATCGTAGTATTTGGTGTGAAAACTTCCAAATATAATTTCTATTTGAACATTTCTATCTTTTAAAAATTGAATAAATTGAATTGTGAGTTGTTTTAATTCCCATTCTAATTCATTAAAGATAACAACCTTGTCTGGAATTTTGTTAATAACATCGTTTGTAATCTTATCAATATCAATACCATCAATTAAATTATAATACAGAGTTACCATAAATGTTTTCGAGATTTAGAAACTCTGTCATCACAATCAGGAAACATATTAATTGCGTCTAATTTAGATATATTAGGGGTTAATAGTTTGTTTAATGATTCGTGTGCATAATCAATTGCTTCTTGTGATATAGGTACACCACAGTCAATTAAATAATTTTTATAATCCACTGGTGTAGGGTGATAGTCGATTGGCATATCTGAATCAGTGTATCTAATTATTGAGTTCCATTTTCTACCCAAATAGTCAAATAATGATTTTGGATAATCAGTATTCAAGTCTGAATATAAATCAAATATAGATTTTGTAATTTTATTTAATTCATTAAATCTTTCTAATTGTTCATAATCAAATGGAACTGACATAAGTTTAATAGTATCACATGGTAGATTATTGAGATAATTAGTCGTTAAATCTATAGTTGATAAATCACGCATTAAAAACCAATTTAAATCCTCTATCTCCTTGACAGTGGATTCACTTAGTTGATTTTGAGTATATATATTACCGGGTGTTATCCAACCCCAATCAGTTCTATAAAAATCAATTCTAGCATAGGTCGACCACATTAGTATAATTAAATCATCTTCATTAAATTTATATTTTCTATTTGCTTCTACTATTCTATGTGATATAAAAAGATTTCCGCCGCCGGATTGACCTAAATTATAAAATTCTACATTAGGGCTCATAGATTTATAAATTATGTCTGCCCAAGTAGGATATAGATAGCATGTAAAACTACACCCAAATGCAAACACTCTTTTATATTTTTTTAAATCTGTAATCATAATTTTGTTAAAAATTCTCGTTTATTTAAAAGTACCTGATAATTGTATTCTGTGATATGTTTGGCTTCATTTAAAAATAATTGTAGTTCAATATCGGATAAATTACATAATCTTTTTATTTCATCAATTATCATTAACATTCGTTTGCAATCATCTTCTTCACTATCATATTCTTCATTGATGATAGATCCAAATGTTTTGTACCCTATGTTTTGCATCGTATTTAGCGTGTGTGGTCTAGATAAAAGTATAAATGGGTGTTTTTTTAATATTGGTCTAAAAATCTTTTCGCTAACAAACAAACCCTCACCTGTTTCTTTAAAGAAATTGGTTTCTGATATTACACTAAAATACGTGTTCTCATAATACATGTCAGTTGAATCAGTAAGCACATGTGCATGGTTAATGGTCATGTCTGATTGATCCAATTTCATTTCCGGTATATTCTTAACTCTGTCTTTATTGTGTACAAAGATATTGACAAAATCACTATTGTGTCTTAATGTCCAAGTCATTTCATCAAAAAACACATCCCAATCTTTCCCGTCATCTGCTCTAGCAAGACTGACATAACCATTATCAATTAATCCATTTAATTCTAATAATGCAACTAATGCAGGTCGATGTAATCTCCATCGTCTATTCAAACTAATAAACTTTTTAGTATATTGTTTATGTTCTAATGTAGCTATTGGATTGTGTTCAACTACCATAGTGTCGTGTTCAAACAATCGCATCCATTCTGTTTTAATCTTTGCTAGAGTATATTCATTTGCTACTTTTTCTACTTCTTTGTTTATTACTGCTGATTCACTAATTAATACAATCTGTTCTGGTGGAATGTTTAATTGTTTAATTGCAATATCATATATTGGTTTTACTACTGTATGAAATGCTTCATGTGCATTGTTAAGCATTAATACACATGTTTTGTTCTGCAATCTTTCTAACGTATCAGGTGACAATACATCTGGATTAGTCAAATGATGAATTGAATCGTGGTTAAAAAATTCAGCATACCAGTAATCAGTATCCTCAAAATTATGAATATCTTTAGTGTAGGATAATGGTCGCAAGTAATACTCTTGTCCTCCTAAAAACAAGGTGTTATCTTTGTTAATTAATGCCATGTTTAGTTACCCATGATTTACCAAAATTTCTTCTTCTAGCAAAGAATATTTGTTCGCAAAATCGCTGTAAACTCATGTCTTTATCTTCAGGGAAATCAAATTCATAACTAGCTGGATTATTAAGTTCCATATCTGTTTGAATATAACCCAAAATATCATGTTTAAAATGTAAAACCTGTGGGTACTGATGTGTCTTTTTGTGGTCGACTAAGAAAGTACTTTGAAACTTCATTAGTTCTTCAAATATATCCTGAGGCAGATTAAATTGTGTTGTAAAATCATATATAAGACTGAATGCATGTTCGTGTTTATCTTGACTATGTAAGTTAATCAATGTACTGTGAATTAAGTTCCAACCGTGAATCTCAATACCTTGAATAGGGTCGTGGTCAATTCTACCCACTGTAGTCCATCGAGTGTAGTGTTCTTTGATTCGTTCAATTTCACTAGCAAACCATGGATCTTGCTTAATATATTCTAGTAGTTTTTCATAGAAATCTTCATATGATATATCAGAATATCTAAACAAAAATCTACTGATATAATTAGTAATACCATTAATGTGAAACGTATTCATAAACCAACTGAATACTTGTGCATCAATCATTTTTTCACGTGGCATATCTTTTGTTGACACAATAACTTCAACACCCTCTTGTAGTTCATGTTCGTTGTACGTTCCCACAAGATAATCATAAACTACTTTACCTTCAAGCTGATAAAGTTTACGCTGTAGCAAATTCATTTCAGCATTTTCTAATAGTTGTGCTTGATATACAGTAACTCCTGTATGATTGCCGGCTCTATATAGTTTATAGAAGTTTTGTTTCCACGTTTCAAGTGTTTCCCCGGGTAGACCTAAAATTAATTCTGTATATAATGGGATATTATGTTCTTCGCACATATCAAACACTTCTTCAATCTTATTCATTTCAAGGTTGCTACGTTTAATAATATCAAGCACGTTGTCATCCATTGTTTGCACACTTAGGTTCAATCCAATCTTTGCGCCACCTTCATAAATTAACTTACGAACAATATCAACAACTTCTCGTTTTTGATTCTTTGACCAACTAATAGTGTATGCTTTTGGATTGTCATATTCTTTTTGGACAGCAATTAGTTTATCTGCAATCAAACTGTCACGTTCCGCAAAGATACCAAAGTTAGCATCAGTTAAACTAACAAAGTCACATTTGTTACGACCCACCCATTCTAATTCGGCATACACCCGTTCAAGCGCAAATGTTTTTACTTTATTATACGTTAATGAGCCCCAATCACAAAAGGTACAAGCATATGGACAACCTCTGTTTGATTCTAGTGTGGCATTCCAACGTATTTCAGGATGTTTTTCCATGAGTGACTTAAATACATCAGTTAGATACGGGCTAGGAATTACATCCAAGTCATCGATGCGAATTGCATCTCCGGTGTCAATTGTTTTACCATTGTCATTAATAATTAATCCTGGAATCTTAGTAAAGTCTTTACTAGTTAAATATGTTTCTAATATTTGTTTGAATGACTTTTCACCCTCTAACTTTGCACAGATATCAATAAATGGATATTTTTTAAAGAAATTTGGTTTTTCAATAGGATACTCCGGTCCGCCGCCTAGTATAAGAATGTTTGGATTGGCTTTTTTAAGTTCACGTGCAAGTACTGTGTTATAGCTACGGTTCCAAATATAAGTACTAAATCCAATTACATCGTGATTTTTTAATCGTTCTACTACATCTTCAATTAAATCTCTGCGCCAAATGAATTCACCTAATTCATAACTGTCCGAGATTTCACTAAATTGTGAGGCATAGCTCCATAATACAGCAGGGCTATATGGAAGATAATATGCATTAAATTCTTTTGGACCCTGCTGAAAGTTTGGATTGACAAAACTAACGATTTTTTTAGACATAGCCTTTTGATCTTATAAACTGTGCTAATTCAGCACCGATCACTTTATACCCTTCTAATGTAGGGTGTGCTCCTTCACAGTTTGTAAGATATTTAGCGGGCCATTCACGCTTATGATAATACTGATGGAATCCTCCCCAATTCTGTGCAGGCATAAGTCCATCTAACTCTACTAATTTTTGAACAAATGCGGAATAAGGTGTTGTTTCATGTATATAAGTAGACCAATCAAACTTATCAACCAAATAATCTGCATTATTTCGCAAATATGTTTTTATACCCTCTTGTCGGTTATTGAATGCATTAGCGACAACAACTTTATACCCGTATGCTTTTGCAAATGTTTGCAAGTCTAACAGATTGCTCATTTGATGTGCAGAGACAAATTGTTCACTCCATAATTCTCGACCATATACATCCCAAAATGCCGCATCACCGGTGTCATGTCCGGGTATTGGCCATGCTGTTCTCCATTTATAGTGACGATATTTATTCTTAGAATAGAAATCATTCTGCCTAGTACTACCAAGTGGATGTTGTAGTGGATGTTGTTGAAATACATCAAACCTTTCAAACCCACTTAGCATTAATACAATTATACCAGTACTATTATTAAAATCTACTTTATCACAAAAATGTAATTGTCCTACTGCGGCTTTGTTGCCTATACCCCTCACGCCTAGATTAACGGGTTCATATTCTGGAAAGTGATCCCGACATAATACATTAACCCAACTATTTTCGTGTTCAATTTCTCGTAGATAGTAATCACTTTTACCTCTTACTTGTACTCTTCCACCGTGTGATTGCCAAACTGAATCAGGGTAACCGCCCTCACCTTGAGTCCAACTACATCCTAATCCAATAATATATTTTTTCATGCGGCATCCTTCAAGCCTAATTGTATTTGTTCATCAATCCAGTTATATGTTTTGATTAAGCCTGACTCTAAATCTTCATCAGGTGCCCAGTTGATAACTTCTTTAATTAGTTTGTTATCACTGTTACGTCCCATAACACCTAATGGGCCGTTGACGTTGCGAATGCTAATATGTTTTCCATTCAATTTTGCGATTAACAACACTAAGTTATTAATGCTAATCATTCTAGTGCTTCCTAGATTAACTGGCTGTGTATAATTACTAGCCATGATACGTTGCATGCCTTCAACACACTCATCAATAAATAAGAATGAACGTGTTTGGTTGCCCGGGCCCCAAACGTCAATAACACCACCATCTTTACACAGTGCTACTTTACGACACAGTGCTGCCGGAGCCTTTTCTTTACCATTATCCCAAGAACCTTTTGGGCCAAAGATGTTATGAAAACGTGCAATACGAACATCTAAGTTATAATTCTTAGCGTATGTCATATACAATCGTTCACTGAATAGTTTTTCCCAACCATACTCACTATCTGGATTTGCAGGGTATGCAGAATCTTCAGATAGTAAAGGATTATCAGGATCAGTTTGATTATGTGCCGGGTACATACATGCACTTGAACTGTAGAATACTTTTTTTACACCCTTTTTTACCATTGCGTCTAATATGTTTAAATTAATTTGGCAACTATTGTGCATAATATCAGCATCATGTTCCCCCGTAAAGATATAACCTGCTCCTCCCATATCGGCGGCTAGTTGATATATTTCGTCTATCTCATTTGTAATTAATTTACGAACATTATCTTGTTCACGCAAATCCATAATGTAAAACTCATCTGCAAGTGTTTCATTATATAATGGATAATGAAGGTCTGTTCCAATGACATAATGTCCTTGTTCTTTTAGTTTTTCTACTAAATGTGATCCTATGAATCCGCCTGCACCGCATACTAATATTTTTTTCATAATTTATTTATTTGTTACTTCTAATATTCTTTCTCTTATTTTAGTCGCAACTATAACCGAATATCTTGTTTTTAATATTTCATAGTTATGATCTAATATTGGTTTAACTCTACGTCTAAAGTCAATTATTTGATGATTATTCCATGTAGAAATGTGTTGGCATATATCTAAAATTTTTTTCATTCTTTCTCTTGGCTCAACTTCATCATCGTACCCTTCATCCCAGAATGTATTAAAAGTTTTGAATCCCATATCTCTTAATGCTCTTAATGTTCCCGGTGCACCAACGGTGATAAATGGATGTTTTTCTTTTGCTGGTTTAAATGATTTTTCAGTTAATGTTACCTCTTGTGCATCAAAGTTTGTTTCACTTACTATACTAACTAAGCTATTTTGATAATAAGGCCTAGTTGCATCATTAAAATCTTGACACATTTGATTAATATTAGTTTCTCCATCTAACACCAATGGTAGTTTATTTACAAAATTATTTTTGTCTTCCGGTGTAATATGCATGTCCATTAGTAACCAATCATTGTATGATTGTGTTATATGCATATGAGTATTTTCAGGATCCGTCAAACCCATACTTATATACGAACGCTCTATTAATTTTAATTTGTCTAAACCAAACCCAATTGCTACCCTATGTGTTCTAAATCTGCGATTCCATGATAAAAACAATTTTTCAGGAACTCGTTCGGTATCATATTCAGGTACTTGTGGGTTATGCGTAGTAAAATATATAGCTAAACTATCTTGAGAAATTGGATAAGAGAAAATATTCATTTTATCTTCGGGTCTATGATGTCCGCGTTCAAAACACCATTGTTCATATAATAGTTGGGCATTCATACAACCAGTAAGATATATCACCTTATTCATAGGAATATTATTTATTTTAAAATATTCATGCATTTGTTCTAAATGATTAGGTAAAATATGTGCTTCCGCGCTATCCTCAATTAATATAAATCCCTTAAGGTGTCTAATATGATATAGTGTTTGTTCGCTAGTATCTGAATATTCTAAAATTCCACAAGTTTGATAAAAATATGTTGTAAAACTTAATCTCCACGTAAGAGCCATTGGATATATGAATATATCATCTTGTGTTAAAAAATTAGTTGAACTTAAATCATAACCATAGTTATTACAAAATAACAAATGCCATATGCTATCACTCCAAAATCTATGACTATTAGTAGATGCTGATTGTGCAACAGAAGCTAGATTAAGAATATTAGGAACTTCGGTATTGGGGATAGGGCCTCGAGGCCCTATCCAATTATATGCTATTTTAATCTTATCACTCATATTGTTCTTCTATAAATTTGGGTATAATAATATCGGTACCACAATGACAATGCTCTTTTTCACATACAATTTGTTTTGGGCCTACCCTATTAATATCTGTTAATATGTGACCTACATATCCACCCTGACCACAACTAGCTAAACTCATTTCTCCTACTGGGTTAATAAAAATAGCATCACCTACATTACAATTCCAACCACTGAAGAAGTTATTACCTGCAACTATAACTTCGTTACTATTACATACTTCACTTGTACCATCTTCATATTTATTGTAACTAACCGTAAGTGTTGTACGTTTCATTGGTTTGCGTTTAGTTTGCTGAATCTCTGTTGTGTGTTCACGCAACCATTGTTCTTTTACCGGATCTTTATACTGCCAAGGGCCAGCATTAACACTCATCTCATCAAATAGTGGAGTCCATTCTAAGAAATAATTTGGCATAACTGTTTTTAAATAGTTACCGTAATCAACTACTTCCCAAAATCTTTCTTCATGCATCAACATTTTTGTAGAAAGATAGTTAACTTTGTCGCACAAAAACATGCTATTTTCTTCATATCTTTTCTTATCACTAAATTCAACGTGGAAACTTGCAACTACGTCATCGAATAAGTGATAATGCTTTTCCCACCAAGCTAATGGACGACTCAAGTTTGTATTAACTGCTAGTGTGGCACGGGGTAGTTCTTTATAAATCCATTCACATATTGGGATAAAGTTTTTCCATGCTGTAGGTTCACCGCCACTGAAGAAAAACTTAAAGTTCTTATATCCTGCGGCTTTGTACTTAGTAATCATAGTAGATAGATTGTTGATATACAAATCTAAATTACCATCGTTAATATCAGTACCTCCCCAGTTACCGGGGTTGCAATAACTACATTTAAAGTTACAATAGTTGTTAACTTGCCATGTAATTGCTAAGTAGGGCTGTGGAGCCTCAATTGCTATTAGCTTTTTGCCCATTCATATACCTCTTTAATTTCTGGACAAATGTCCTCAAATTTTTCATCTCTAAACTGATCTAACTCATCATTGAATTGTTTGAATTCTAGTATGCCACCTTTGTTCTCGTCGCCAACAGTCAAGTTGTAGATAATCATCTTAAAGCCGTTGTAGATATCGACATTATCTTTATATTTGTTTTGGTACACCCGATACAATTCTGCAAGTCTACGTTTAACATGAACCGGAAGAATCATAATATTTGCATACCATGGGTTAGTTGCTAGATTAAATCGTGGACTACTCTTGGTATCAATGAATTTATTGTCAATCATATAGTCAAAGAAGTCAGGAAAGTGAAATATATTCCAAATACTAATTGTGGGAGTAATCTGAAACTCTGCATGTGGTACTTGTTCTTTGACTGCTTTGATATTCTTAACGATACGGTCCCAATCAGTGCCTTTACGAATCAATTCTGCTGTTTCACCCATACCATCTAAGCTAGCCCAAATTTTTAACTTGGGAAACTTTTTCCAATAACCAATTAAGTCCTTATCTTTGTACTTTAATGAACTAAAGTTAGTTGTATATGTTAACTCAATCTGTTCATTCAATCCATTCTCAATCCAATAGTCTAAGCATTCGTAGTGTTCAGGAGTAATGATAATCTCACCACCGGCAAAATACACTTCAGTTACATCTTTCAAGTATGGTTTCAGTTTGTTCATAAAGCCAACTTCTTCTGCCTTATTGATAACAATCTTTTTTGTCTTAAAGTATTGGTCAAACACTTCAGCGCCACGCTCATCCATAAATTCTTGTGCCCATAAACTTGAGCATCCGGGACCGCAACTGCGACATTTCATATTACACATGTTGCTAAAACGCAGGTCCATATATTTCATTTTAAAATCACTGATGGTACCGTCATCACTAGTTATTTCACTAATTTCCTTGACATACTCTAAGCCTTTACGCTTATTGTGACTTTGACGCATTGTCCATGTACCCATTAATTCTAAGTCATAGCAACGCTTACATGCTTCAACTGGTTCGTCATTCAACATTGCTGAACGAATCTTTTTAAAGTCATCACTATTCATCATTTGAATGATTGATTCATCTTCTTTTAGTTCAGCAACAGGCATGCCGCTATCGGCGACGCAACATGGCATCACTCGTCCGTCAGGCCATGAGTGAAAATGTACCCAGGGCAAAACGCAAAAGTGTTTGCCATGTTTTACTAAATTTTCTACTACTATTGTATCTTGCATTGTTACTCCGTCAAATCACGTAATTTATTTAATTCAGGGAAAGTTTTCCAGAAACTTTCACCTCTAATCCTATCACCTGAACCTGTATGTAAAAAGAATGTTTCTTTATTTTCAGTCCAGGTATCATCATCTGCCGCAAAGTTTACAGCATCAGTTACCAATCTACTTAATGATGTACCGTCACCTTCGTTAGACTTTGCCCAAGCTAATGCTTTTTCTGCGGCTTCGACTTTTAATTCTTTAGGTAAACTTTTACCCGAATAGTAACTAGGATGTACTGCTAGGTACAAACTATGGTACCAGTCCTCTTTACGAACGATATTCTTATCTTTTAAGTACTGATAGAACTCACCAATTGTACTGTAATTAAAGATACTGAATACAGTATTCATTTGAAAACTAACATAGTCTAACTCACGGAACTTGAGTAAATTGCTTTCAACTACACCCCAATCAGTTCCATGACGTAACCATTCAGCACGTTCCCCGTAATGGTCAATACTACAACTCAATTCAATCTTCTTAAAGTATTTCCACATATCTAATAAATCATAGTCTTTGAATTTGATGTTACTAGCGTTTGTGTTGTATCGTAGTACAATATCACTGCGACCTTTACGAATCATTTCTTCCAACATTATATAATGTTCTTCAGTTAAGGTAGGTTCACCACCTGCAAAGTATGCCAAATCAATATGTTCAACTTGTTCTAATACTTCACGTAATAGATTACCCTTTTCATCGGCATGAATCACAATAGGATGTTTTGGATCGTGATTGGCTCGCATCTCTGCTCCCCATTGACTACTAAACTCCGACCCACATGTTCTACATTTAAAATTGCAAATGTTACTAAAACGAATGTCAAAGTAATGCATTTTAAATTCAGGAACAGTTCCATCTTCCAATGTAGTGGGAACTGTTCCATCAAAGTGCTTACCAAAATGTTCTTTGCTATAATTTCTAAAGCTATGCGGACCTGCTTCTTCGTGCTTATAACAAAAGTTACAGATATCATTTTTCTTATCAGCTAACATATCCAAACGCAATTGTTTCATTGGTGGGCTGTTAAATGCTTCTTTTAATGTAGTTTCTTTTGTATTACCAAAAGGTTTGGTATAGTCATTACTACAGCAAGGATAGATATCACCTTTTGGTGTTACGTTTAAGTGTACCCAGGGGAACATGCAAAAAGTTTTGCTCTCGTTTAATAAATAATTTTTGTTCATACTGGCCACAATCTTTTATATTCGGGTTCTAATAAAATAGCCAACTCAGGGAATGTCTGTTTAAAGTTTTCATCTCTAATTTTATCTAATCTTTTAATTTCATTTCTAAATTGCATTTTGTGTTGGTCCCATGAATCTTTTGACATAACCCAAGGAATAGCATCAGATACTTGTTGCACCTGTTGTACCTTAAATTTTTTAGATTTTAAAAAATTAACTGTTTTTTCTAAACTGTCTTTAGCTTTTTGTTTCATATCCGGTGGAAGAATATGACAAGCTAAATATTCAGGAGTTGACATATTGTATAACGTATAAGCTGAGTCTTTATTTGAATACATTTTCTTATCATATAGATACTGATAAAATTCATGTATAGTTAATATGTTAAACACACTTAATACGGTGTTCATTTGTAATGAAATAAAGGGAGTCTTTTTTACTAATTTAAAATTAGATTCAACTACACCCCAGTCAGTACCATGACGAATATATTCAGCACGATCACCATAATGGTCAATGCTGGCATAAATGTTTACCTTATGGTCAAAGTGTTTCCAAAGTGAAATTAAATCTTTATCTTTAAACTTGAGATTACTTAAGTTAGTATTATAGCGCAATTTAATTTTAGTTCTTTTACTGCGAATCATTTCTTCCAATAAGATGTAATGTTCTTCCGTAATTAATGGTTCACCCCCTGCAAAGTATGCGGTCTCCATAAACTCTGTCTGTTCTACAACTTGACGTAAAAATTCTTTATTATCATTTTTAGGTATTACTTTTGAATACCAAACGTTATTTTTTAAATCTTCTTGTTCCCATTGCGTACTAAAACCTGATCCACATGTTCTACATTTAAAATTACATATATTACTAAAACGAATGTCAAAGTATCTCATTTTAAAGTTATTAATTGATCCGTCTTTGTTAGTTGAATTTATTTCATCATAATAATGTGCAAACTCATCATTAATCATATTGCGAAAACTTTTTACACCTTGATCTTCATGCTGATGACATTTAATACATTCTGGATTTTTAACTCCTGCCATCATATCTAACCGCAAACTTTTCATTTTTTCAGAATTGATGATCTCCTGTAACCCTTGAGTTCGAGAATTACCTACACCGTCTTCAGTTGCACAAGATTCTGCAATACAACAGGGTGCGGCAATTCCACTAGGGTTAGTATGAATATGAATCCAAGGCACAACACATAGTGTCTTGCTATTATTTAAATCTTCAACTGAGATTTTATTAGATTTTTTCTTACTCATTTTGGATTCATTTGATTAACTTCTTGGCATAGTCTATAAAAATTTAAATATTCTGGAAAGATAGCTAACATATCTGTATCTCTGCGCTCATCTAATTCATTAAACCAATTGTAAAAGTCTCTACGACCTTCAATTAATTTTGACTCTGCGTATTTAGTGTCAGCCATGTAATCTACTACACGTTTAAATTTCTCAAACTCAATAGTAGTAAAAGCATCAGCACGATTATCGTCTACGTTTGCTTCCATGAATGTCAATGCATCATGCATATAGGGCATGAATTCATCTTTAGGTAAAATGTTCATATCATATTGAATAGGGTCACGTAGATATGGTGTATCAAAACGCACACGATGTTCTTTATGACTTTCATACCAACCATATTGTTTACGCCATTCTAAAAACTTACCCAAGAACTCTTTAAATGTAGTAACGCTAAAAATATTGAAAGTAATCATAAATGTGATTGGACTATTAGTATTCTGTAGATACGTATGAAAATTTGTTTCCCACAATTCCAAATCTAAACCTGTACGAATATATTCAGCCTTAGGTCCCCATGTATCTAAACTAGTAAATAGTTTGAACCCGCGAATCTTTTTATCATCTACTAATTTCTTAACACTATGTGCTAGTTTTTCAACTAATGCTGTCTTTGTACCTAAGTTGCTGTTTATGTTTAATTCTAACCAGGGCATTGGATTTGTTTCAATTTCTTTTAATAATTTCCAAGTGCTAGTGTGCATTGTAGGTTCACCACCAGTTACACGCATAATATTCAATGTCTTGCGTAGTTCAGGCCACCACTCCCAAAATGCATCAACATATGGATTTTCTTCTTCACGTTGATACAATGTCATCCAGTCAATATCACATCTATGATTCTTCACGGAAGTTACTGGGCCGTGTTTTTTAATCTCATTATAAAAACTAGTAGAATACTTAGGGTGACAGTAACCACACTTAAAGTTACATTCGTTACCAAAATTAATTTCTAAGTATTCTGGATTTATGTTTTGATTCCAGGGACCCTTAACAGTTTGTTCATATCGTTCTTCAGTAAAAATACTAGCGTTACGTATATGCCTGTCGCTTATATAGTCAGGCCCCATTGCTTCAATATTCCAGCAATACTGACAACCAGTTGGTTTGCCACCATCAAGCATTAGTTTACGTTCTTCTTTTTTCTGTTGCGTATTATGTAATGCTGATGGGTTATCTTTTAGTTCTTCTAGAGGAATCTTATGAGGTTGCGGGTGATAACAACTATGTGTCTCGCCTGATTGCAAGTACATAGTTACATGGTGCCATTTGGCAAGACAGAATGTGGGACCTACCTCATTCTCAATCTTGATCTTAATGTCTTTAATTCGTTGTTGTTCGTTACTCATTACCATCCTTCGATTTTTCGAATAACATCCATCTCCGTTACTAATGGGTCTAAGTTGTGGTAATCTGATTTATAGTGACGTTTAAAAAATTTACTTTGTTCGCTGTCTAACGCACACATAGGCAAACCCAACTTTGTGTTTAGTTCAATTCCATATGATTCTGATAATTCAATAGGATCTTCGTTTTTAATTTTTTCCCACATCTCAATGTAATTATCAAACCACTGTACGTTGGTATGATCCCAATCAGTAAGCATAGTCATATGAGTTCCCATTCGTGCTCCCATAATTGCCCATTGTCCGTTATCTACATCCATTCCTACATTGTGCCAAATAGTAAGATTATTTAAATTGCGACTTGCAACAATTTCTTTAAATGCATTAACTGTTGGCTTTGCGCCTCTATCTAAACTCATCTTAACACCCTCACGGAAGCCGGCACGCCATGCTTGAAAAGGTGTGTAGTTAGGAAATGTTGTGCTATAGCAATTATACATGGCCCAATATAAATTATCATTACCACCCATACAGAAATCAGCAATACGTGATACATCACCATCTGTTTGATGTTCGTGTGTTTTCATTTTAGCAACGTATTCTTTTGTCCAACTACTCATTCCACCGTTACCGTAAAGCAAACCGTTGACAATGTTTAGTGCTTTCCAACGAAACTGTGCTTTTTTAAATGACGGGTCTTTGCCAGTGAAGTTTAACTGAATGTTGAAAAATTTTTCGTCAGGCATATTATCACCGTCGATTAAAATAAATCGTTCAGTATCACTCGCTTCGCCTGCGGCTTTGTGTGCGGCATCACTGCCTTTAACACCATCAACACGTTTTGCCCAAGGCACCATGTTTTTAATCTTTAGCCAAAATTCTTCTTTCTGTGGTTCATCGTAACTTAAATATATACAATCCAAGTCTGCTACATCAATAATATCATCAGAGTTCATAGGTAGTTAATTTCCATTTTTGTGTTTTCTTGTAATGTTTTTTATCAACAAGTATACTTATATCTTCCATGTGACAATCTATTCCCTCACTAGTTTTTGGCATTAATTTATGCACGACTGCATTAGGTGCAACAGTAGATATTTTACCATTAATAACTCTTACATCAGGCCTTGCTTGTGCAAAGGTAAGTGAGTCAATAACAATATAATTACCAGTTACAGATTTATCCCCGGTATAACATATTACCGCACCGTGTTCATCATAGTACAATCTAAATTCTGGAGGCTCTAATTTAGGTGGTTGCCATAATATAATGTATTCTTCTTCGTTGTTTTCAATGCTCATTTTATACTTTCAGCTATTTTATCACAGAAGTTCTTAACATGATAGTGAAATGGATACTGTTGTGGAATAGTTTGTACTCTAATTTGATTTGGTAAACATTCATATATAAAGGTATCAGTCCAATTCTCAGTAGCAGTTCCATTAATATATTGTTTCATGTGTATCATTGACATTTCAGTAAACGTTGGTAGCATTGTCTTTTCAATTCCGATAATATGACAAGCAATAGAATACGCCCAATCAGTGGTTGCTATTTCCTGTGGGTTACATTTTAATATTGTCTTGTATTCATTCCAATTTTCAAAAACATCTCTTACTATATCAAAAAAATGTTTTGCTGTGTCTGATTTTTTAAAATATGTAATTGCATTATACACATCGGGTAAATTATTATCATCAATAAATCTACGATACATTCTAACATCTGATATTTCTTGTTTAAAGTTTCTTATTAAACTAGACACCACAACATCTTGGTTTGACAGTACCTCCCACCAATGGTCAATATTGCGAGGTATATACATATCTGCTTCTAACTTGATAGTTTCATCATATGGGCTTGCTTCATATACTTGCCAATCATTTTGAAGTTTCCAATTAGTATTAGGTGCCTGATCTCCATGTGGTAACATTTCTGTAGTAACAATGGTTACATTAGCTTTGGGCATTACTCGTTTGATACTTGCTTTAAGCGTATTGGCACATTTGACATAATCATCTCCCTGAGCCATAATAACGAATCCTCTTGTCATTTAATTAACTCCATAAAGTTTTCTTTATTCATAACATGAAAATCCATATTTTTAATAATAGTATATTCTTTACGAATTTTACCCCTGATCCAATTATCAAACATAACAGTATATTCAGTGTTTAATGGATCATCACTATTTCTATATATTGTTGTATTTTTACCAACATGAACTAGATTCCAAGGTATCACATCTTGCGGTAATGTTGTGTGACCGTTAACAATGCGTGTTGCTAAAGTCAATGCATAATCATTACGAAAAGTAGCTGATATAAATCCATGTATATCTGCGTAATGATTAAAATTATTTTGAATCATTTTTAACGAACCAAATATTGATTCAGCACGTTTAGTTTTCTTAAAATTAACAGCCGTAGCCCAAAGTGTTTTGAAACTATATACACTGAGTACTTCTTGCGGGACACCCGGATGCATTAAAAAACTAGTAGTATCGTGACAACAAAAATCAGTAGGTAGTTCAAACGTTTTTAGCAACTTGTCAGAATTTACCATATAATCAGTATCTAACAATAATGTTTCATCATAGGGGCTTAAATCGTAGGCTTGGAATCTTCCCTTGTTGATCCAAACTCCCCAATCACGTTTATTGGACGCATCTGCTACAGTAAAAATAGTTTTGTCAAATGTGTAATCAATAATGTCGGGTAACGACTTTTTATCGGTCACTATAGTGACAGGTAAATCTAAAAAATGGTTAATACGTTTAGCCGTAGCAACTGCCATTTCATAGTAGTTGTACTTGGGCGAGTTAAACGCAAATAATAATGCGCCTTTACTCATCTTTTTTTCTCTAATTCAGACCATTCATTATACCATTCTTCCATAGTTGTTGTATAAACTGTATTGAGTTTATCTAACAATTCTTGTCTGATAACTTTAACTGGATTATTAAAAGTATCAATTAGAATGATTTCAGTATCAGTTGATGAATTTAAGAAATTGATAGTTTCTAAATTGGCGCGCCATAATCCGTTTTGAACGGCAACGATAAATTTACTATCGTATTTGTCTTTTAAATAGGCTTTTGTAGAATTGTGATTGAAGCGGGCTTTAGCTTCTGCTATTAGTTTCTTTGTATCCATATAGGCTCCTACGAGTATTTAGATAGATACAAAGGTGATGTTAAAAAATTATGATCCGAATACAGTACCGGTAATACCAATTGAACCCCAAGAATTAGCCAAATATGTTGTTTCGGGTACTTGTATAGTAACTGTTGTACTTGACCCAGCGCCTACTGTTGCTCCGTAGCCTAATGTGATTTCATCCCAAACTGTATATAGTGTAACTACGTTGCCTGCATCTGCATTCAAACCCTGTGTTCCATTTGATTTAGCAATTATTGAGATGTTTGTATTTACATAGTTAGCTGGTCCGGTGCTTGCCGTTTGTGTAAATATGTTAGTGTTACTAGTAGTCATTGCATAGTAGCCCTTATTAGGCTGTATAACAGGTTCTGGTAATCCACCGCCTACTTTAGTAACACCGTTATAACTAGAACCGGACACTGTTATTGGATCTGATATAGTAGAACTCATAACAACCGTTCCTATATTACTTGCTAGATTATGCATTAACAAATTAATACCCGCAGTTGTATTGGCGTGTGAACATGTTACTTTTAGTTGTCCACCTGAGTTAAAGAAATATCGTGCGGCATCTCCATTTGCAAAAGAAATAGTGTGAGTGAATATTAATACATTACTCCATGTACTATTGTAAGTTGCTGTATTAGCGGTAGTAGCCCCTTGAGTAGCGGCGTTCAGTCTACTACCATATATAGATGTTAAGTTAGTAGGAAGTGCGGCCAAATATGGAATTGGTCCATTAAGAACAGGTGCTGTAATACTAGTAATAGCTGTGCCTTGGTGTGTCGCACATGTACCAGTAGTGTTTATTAGATTTGCCCAGCTAGAAGAATAAATTCTACTCTGATATGGGACCTGCGGTAATGCTGTTTGTCCGTAACCTGCGTTATTCCCACCTATAGCCCAAACAGTATTTAATGCCCTGAACTAGTAGATGGATTGCTTCCGACTAAAGTATTATAATCAAAAGATGCAATATTGCCATACAGTGCATAAGACATTATGTTATTTGTTAGTTAAAATTATGCACCAGTAACTGAGCCGGCAATAGTAATTGTACCCCAACTGTTGGCTAGATATGTTGTTTCAGGTGCTTGTGCTGTTACAGTTACAGCAGAACCAGTACCAACTACTAATCCATCCGGAACTTCGTCCCAAATTGTATATAATGTAACAACACTTCCGGCATCACCATTAGAACCTTGTGTTCCATTTGATTTAGCAATTACACGAATGAATGTGCTTAAATATCCAGACGGGCCAGTAGATGCTGTCTGCGTGAATACTGTAACATTAGCAGTAGTCATTGCATAATAACCTGCATTAGTGCTAATTGAGGGTGCGTTACCACCACCACCAACTTTAGTAATACCATTATAGCTAGTACCAGAAATAGTTACTGCACCGGAACTTGGTGCAGACATTGCAACAGTACCTACATTACTTGCTAAGTTATTAAACAATAAATTAATACCTGCTGTAGAGTTAGGATTAGAACATGTTAGTTTTAGTTGTCCACCTGAGTTAAAGAAATATCGTGCGGCATCTCCGTTAGCAAAACTAACAGTATGAGTAAATGTTAAACCGGCTGACCAAGTGCTAGCATATGTTGCTGTATTAGCAGTAGTTGCTCCTTGTGATGCGGCGTTTAATTTACTATTAAAAATTGTTGTTAAGTTTGTAGGAATAGCAGATAGATATGTAACAGTGCCGCCGGTTGCAGGGGCTGTTACTGCGGTAATAGATGTACCCTGGTGTGATGCAGAGTTAGAAGTTTTATTAACTAAATTTGACCACTCAGCGGATCCTACCGTCTGTGCTACTGCTACGTTAGCAATTGCAGTTTGGCCATAACCAGCAGTAGTTCCGCCAGTAGCCCATACTGCATTTAATGTACCTGATGTAGTTGTGGGGTTACCGCCTACTAGTGTATTGAAATCTGATGCCTGAATTAGACCAAATTGTGCGTATGACATTCTTTATTCCTTATTTAATTGTTACCATTGCCAACACAGTTCCAATGTTGTCATCTAATTTATCAACTAATGAACGACCGATTGTGTTAAACGCAGTGGATTCGCCGGGTAGTGCCGCACGTGCAATACCTTTACCTGCACTTACTAAACGTTGACCCTTTGCTACCTGACCAATAACTTTTACATTAACTCGCCCCGAAACTGCAATTGGGGGATGTGTTTCATCTGATCCTGCGCCAGAGTTCATTAAATATGCCGCTGTATCAGAGACCACACCAAACACATCTTCACTTAATTCGTACTGAACGGATGTAACTTCTTTTACTCCACCCAATTCAACAACGGTTCCGGCATCATAGTATGCATCGGCCTCAAATCGTTCAGCTAAGTCAGCGTATGTTGCTTGTAATCTTGAACCGGATGTTAATGTCCAGTTACCTGTTAGTTGTCCACCTATTGTGTTTGCGCCGGTTGTAATATTAGCTGTGGTAATACTTGATACCGAGATTCCTCCGCCGAATCTAGCAACTGAATTAGATCCAGTTAGGTAATCAAAAACATTACCATTATTATACGTACCAGCAGGGTTAAACGGGGATCCATTTGCATACATATAGTTGTCACATCTAATACCCCAGATATTGCCTGAAGCATTTGAAACTGATAAATTACCACCAGTGATAGCTACTGAATTTCCAGAACTTGAGCCGTTTATTGTCCAAGAACCTGTCAAATTACCAGTTGTTCCTTGAGCACCTGTTGTAATAACTCTAGATAATATTGTTCCAATATTAGATGTTGTAATATTTGCATCAGCAATTGAAGCATTTGCTGTTACTGTTGCGTTAGCAACAGTAATGGAGTCACCAAAGAATCCATTAAGCACAGTCATGTTATTTGCTGTAACGTTACCTGTTACATTTATTGCACCAAACGTTGTTGTGCCGCCGCTAGCAGTTGTTGTTAACGCTAACCAAGCATTTGCGTTGGCTGTACCGTCTGCTGGACAAACATACAAAAGGTTAGCATTTGTATTATACCATAGTTGGCCAGCTAATGGGTTAGCTGGAGGACTAGTATTGGCAAAATTTTGAGTTAGCCAAACAAAATTTGTGTCAACGTATTGACCATAACCCGCATAGTTTCTACCTGGTAGGGCTAATGAGGTACTTGACGTATTAATAGTACCATCAGGAATGGTTGTCAGTACTTGACCATTGCTTTTTACAATTGTATATGCCATTTTTGAAATTACTCCGATATTCTATTTATCTTAAATTGTTACTAAATTAGTCAAACTTTGAATTCTGACTGTGTAATCTATTTGTATTTGTCTATTTAAACTCTTTTGTACTGGGTGAAAAATCACATGAGTTAATAATCTAGTGATTACTTGTCCCGTAGTATCTGTCCCGTAATTAGCAAGCAATCCTAATTCATCAAAGATGTAGGCAGAATCAGTTTGTGTACTATTATCAAATGCGGCTTGTCCAGCAGGTTCACCGTAATCTAACAAACATTGTACTAAAATGTCAGTATAAACCTTACCGGTAGTATGTGAAACTGTCATTTTGTTACGTGTGGGGTCTAGATTAAAAACACTAGTATCGTCAACAATTTTAGCGTAAGTCTGATTATAAAGGGCCGCATTTTGGCCTGTAGTATTTGGTGGCAAATATGTAATAACTCCGGTCTCAGAAACGCTTGCCCCGCCGTTTCCAAAGGCCATTTGATATATTTCACCGTATCCGCGACTGCTTAATGTGTCAGCAATAGCTTCTGACATATTTTCATAATTGATGGCATTTTTCTTATCTACGAATACTTCACCGTTGTTAGGGTCGTAAATCTTCAAAAATCCCTCTATTTTGTATGATAAATTAATTATTGACATTAGTTGTCGCCTCGCATTTGGACCAGTATTTCTTTAGTGTTTGGATCTGTTATTTTAACAGTAGAAGAAAAATAAAAACCACCATGTTCGTTGGGCTTTGGCCCGGGACGTTCAGGTTCTGATTTTTTGGATTCTTGCACTTTTTCATTCATAATATACTTATTTATCTTTTAATTTCTATCCACTCTCAAGAAATTTGCCCCTGAAGTTTGGCTAATCTGTAGTGGATCTCCGTCGATTGTATTATATATGTATGAATTCCATGTATCAGAATAATCAACATTAGACATTCTATTATTAGGAATAATACCAAACACTTCCGAATATAACGGAATATATGTCTGTGCACCGGTTCCGTTTGCACCGCGAATTAGTCCAGTAACAGTATTAGTTATTAAATCGCATTCAGCAAATCCAATTTGCTCTCCATTGATATACAATAGTCTACCCTCAGTCGTTGTGATTGTTAATGAATCACCTACAGTTACACCACCTGTAATCACAACAATCGGGGCAGTATCAAAAGTAGATAAACTATAATTTTCAGGATCTACTAAACTGTTTGTGGTATTATTGTATACCTGAACGTGACAAATTGTATTTTTATTGGCTGTTAATCCAATAGTGTATGTTCCGTCCACTGCCACCGGAGTAGTCACATTTTGAATAATACTATCAGTTATTCGAGAGGCATCATTTAAGTAAATTGTAGTGTCTGTAATACTTAAAGGATGTACTAACCAAGTTCTTGTTTGAGTGTTGGCTCTGTATACAGCCGCTTGACTTGAAGCTGAAACATTTAATAAGTATACTTCTTCGTTTGGAGTAGCCGTTGGCATCATGCTTGTAATAGTTACATCATCGCCAGTTGTAATAGTTGTTAGTATACTTAAATTATTGTATGGATTGATTCTTAATAAACTAGATGGTACTCTATATCCGTTAACTGTTACCCACAATCTGTCAACATTTACTTGTTGGAACTGTGATACTGTAATCTCACCAACATCGTTTGCTAATACAAATTCTGCTTCATCTGGATATCGTTGTGATGAAATAGTAAACTCTTGTAATGACAATGCTGTACCTGTGCCTGAGCCTGAACCAATTGCAGTAAATGTTGCCCCTACTGCAATAGTTGTTGCACCGACAGCGGCCCAATTAGTATTACCTAAAGCAGTGATTTCATATTGATTACCAGTAATGAAATTGTCCGGTGTTGTTTCTGGTTGAGCACTTAAAACGTAGTATTCAGTATTAGCTTCAATATTACCTAATATATTCTCTCCAGTGACTGCACCTATAGCAGTAAAATATATTGGTGTTCCTATAATTATTCCAGTAGCATCATTTACTGTAATTCTATTACTACCTGAAGTAGTAAACTTAGTAAAGGTATCTGCCACCGTAAACAATTGATCTATCCAAACATATCCACCAGATATGTAAGATGACGCAAATGTTATTGGATCATTAACTGCATTCAATGCAGGATTATAAGGTACTGCGTACAAATAGATTTGTTTATCAGTTATTATTTTAGCATAATACGTATTGTTGTTTAATTGAACTGAACCTAATATTCCGTCAAGTCTTACTAGCGCATTTTCAGTTAAATTATGATTAATACCTGTTTCTACACGTATTGCAACATTACCACCCATAAAGCCAACCATACCATCACCTGACGTAGTTAGTTCCACAGTAACACCATATTGATCTTTAATTGTAAATTCAGTTGCGCTGTCAATAGATGCAACAAAATAAACAGTACCAGCAGTATCTACTCCGCCTACATTAGATAGTAACGCTTGACCATTACCTGTTTGCGGATTTGAGTTGCAAGTAAATATTACTCCAACTTCATTAGCAGATGCACCCAATGAAGTAAAATCTGTTGTACCAACAACTGTAATTGTATATACTGATCCAGGATTAAATGCTCCGGCTACAGATACGGGTGCTTTAAATGTAATTTCCTGATCTACGATTAAAGGTGAAGTATTACTACACACAACAAAATTGTCAGGAGATGCTAGTGTGCCCGTACAAATTACAGTAGCACTTGGTTGTGTAATCGCATTATTTATACCAACAATATTTGCAACAGTTAAACCATTAACTACACCATTCATCGTACCGCTATCAGTAGTAACTACAGTAGCAACACCACCAACACTAGTTGAAATAACAAAATCAGTTGAATTTAAAATTTCAATAACATAATATACTTGACCTGCATTTAATCCACCTAGTGTAGGGGAACTGAATACGATGGGGTAATTTATTTCTAAATCTGCTGTCGTATAAGGGGCAGCCAAAGTTAAATAATTTAATTCCTGATCGAACAATACAATATTAGGAGAGTCTTCATCAAAGGTATCTACAGTTGGTGTGTCTTGGTCAAACGTACTAATAAGATTTACAGTGTCACTAACTACAATAGTACCTAACGCTGATCCGGAAGAACCAGTGATACCATATTGAGTATTAAAATACTGACGATCGGTTAAATTATATGAGGTAACAGAAACTACAGTATCAACCGCCGGTGGTGTATTGAATATTATTGAATTAGTAGTTGAACTAATAGTATACGCTGAACTTGTTTGACGAATACCATCAATTTCAACTATTGCACTAGTAACATTACTATCACCAACATAATTAGTTAAAATGAATTCAGAAGTTGATCCATTACCACTAAAGTATTGAACTTCGGGTATTGTATATCCATACTGTATTGGTAGAGTTTCACCAAACAATGTGTATGTTATATAGTCAACAGACGCATTATGTTCATTTGCTAATATCAATGCCGCACTAATACCATTATCTGCTAAACCAATAGCATAGTCAGCGGATACAAATATTGCGCCGCCCGTTGCATTTGTCAATTCGAATGTAGGTCCACCTACAGTTTCGGATATAGTAAATTCATTTCCATCAATAATAGCTTTTACATAATATGTTTGCAGAGGTACAATTCCACCAAATATTGTATTGCTAAATTTAATAGCCTGATCTATTACTAAATCACCAGTTGTAATAGAAGTTATAGTATTAGTTATGCTTTTTGTTCTTGTTACAGTAGCGGTATGTCCTAATACTAATTTAGAACCATTATCAAATACCAGAGGAGGTGTCCAAACAGTACCTGTTCCAACTTGAATAATAACTTCCATACTACCTGTAGCAGTACTTAAGGGGAATGTTGCTCCTGCAGTACCTGTACTAATATTATATACTTCTGAAATAGTAATTCTATTTGAAACATAGCTTATAGATTTTACATAGTAAACTTGATCTTCTACAATATTACCAAATACTGCTCCACTGAATGTGATAGCACCATTTAATACAAAATCTTGTACGCTTACACAAGTAATAGCATCTGTTATATCACTTGTTGAAATAGCAGTAGCTTGTTGTGGTTCTGTTGTGGGTCTAATAACACCTGAACCTTGATATATGCCGGCACTATAATTTGCATTAACATATATCTCTTGAAATCCAGTTACTGTATTATCACGAATAGGATCTGTTTCTGTATTAGCCTTAACTAATTGATCTCCGTTACCGGTTTCATACACATCTATTCTTAATTTGTCTGATGTACCTGCGGTCACATATGCTATTGGATTATTTAATATAATAACTTTATTAACCCAATCAACTGTGTAGTCCGAATTAATTCCATCAGTATTTGGTCCTACTAATGTAGTTGATAACCCAGTAACATAATTAATCACAGACACAGTTAATTGTGCTGGGGTAGATACTGCATATAAAAAACTATACTCAGTTTGAGTACCACTAGTTGGTGTTAGTTCTAATGAAACTACATTGTACCCAACATGTTGGTATATAGTTTCATCCCAGTTTGTACCTGGTCGGGTAGCAGTAATCATAGTTATTGCATCCGTAACAACACCGGCTACAAGTTCTTCCGGACCATAACCAACAGTAAATGCGTCACCTTGTACAGTGTATACAGTAGGAATCGTTTCAAAATTAGCAGATAAAGTCCATGTTTCTGCGTCCACACTTGTTAATACAGTATTATTAAATCCTACAATTATATATTCACTAGAGTCATTGTTATATAAAACACTTTCAAGGTCTTCACTTGTTACTCCAGTGTCTGTATAATCACTCCAAGTTGCCCCGTCAATAGGAGCAGTAATAATTGTACCATTATTTCCTACTGCAACAAATATATTATTAACACTGTCCCAAATAATATTGTTTAAATTTTCAGAGACACCTGATGCTTGTAAGTACCAATCATATGTATTAAAACTAGTATATACTAGACCATTGTCACCCACTGCCACTATAGTTTGACCATTTGATGTAACCGCATTTAATCCATATTCAGTTTGATTAAATGAAGTCATAGACCATGCAGTAGCACTACCCGGGCTTGCATATATAATACCTGCAGAAACAGCTTGTCCTGCAACATAACGTTGACCTAAACCAACTCCAACAAAACCAGTAAATCCTGCATTGCTTACATATGCAACATCATTAAGTGTATTTACTAATCCATTATTAGGAAATTCATACACACTTGTCCAAGTATTTAAATCAGTAGATGAAATAACATTGTCACCAACTGCGACATACAATCCGTTATTGTAAGTAACACCATTCATTGAAAGAGATTGACTTGTTGCTGTACTTACCGGAGTGTACGAAATAGTAGAATCCCATTCAGCTCCGTTGGTACTTGTTAATATCGGAGTAGCATTATTAGTTGTGGTAACAACATATTTTCCACCTGCATATATTAAATCAGTAATACCAATTGGAGAATTTGCCAACTGTTTTATTGTCCAATCAATACTATTTGTACTTGCATTAACCAATGCATTAGTAGAAGTATCAGATACTGCCAAATATAATAATCCATTCCAAACTATAGATTTTAAATTAATACCAGTTGGATAGAATGGTTGGTCAGTTAATATAGTATCAAGTACAAATTCTTCTGATGGAGGGAATGCGTTACCCTGATAGGTGCTATTTGGATAAGTTATACCAGTAAATAATTGTGTTAGATCATCTCCGGGCATATTAATATATTGGTTCCATGCCTCAACATTAGTTTTATCTGGTTTGTAATAACCAACAACTCTGTCTAATGCATTTAATTTTCTATTACCTGATTGCAATAATTCCCATTTACCAATAATAAATTCTGAATCGTTGTTACTGATAATACATTGATACACATTGTTATTATATCGCACAAGACTTGCATCAAAGTAGAAAGGCTGAGGTAATAAAGCATAGTCGCCGGCCGATGCCATTGTCATTGAACCCGTAGCATCTGTTGTAATATCAAAAACTGTTCCGCCAATTGTATCAGAAATAGTTACTGTAGTTGACGTTGGCTTAGTTAAAATATAATAAGTCTGCGCTGGAACAACACCTCCAAATACTGTACCAGTAAATACCACCGGTTCATTGATGTTAAAATCTGTAGAACTAGTTACTGTAAATCTGTTGTTAGATGCAGTAGCTATTGTTGCTGTTGTAATTGTTGCCCCAACATAAGGGAAGTTTTGACCGCTTACTGCAACTGTCATATTAGGATTACTATACACTTCTACCTGACCTTCATTGACTACTTTTAAGTAGTATTGATTTTCTACTCCGGATGGTGTTCCACCTGCAATTGCAGTTAATACACCGCCGTTGCTATCGATTGTCAATACAGTCAATAGTAAGTCGTTTGTAGGTGTTGTTCCACCTAAATTTGTACCCAAAATTGTAATAAGATTGTTAACCGCATATCCGGTACCATTTATAGTTGGTGATATAGAGTAACCGCCCAACTTTGAACTAACATTAAATTCGGCAATAGTTTGAACAACCTGAGTTAATGTAGTAGTATCAGACAGTGCAACATCGGTACTTAGTGTCTCACTTACCTCAACATAAGACTCTCCGGTGCCCAACATTATACCAGTTTGAGTAAAATTAATGACAAACACATCACGTGGAACAGCCACATCTTCTGACAGTTTAAATCTACCACCAGGATAAAGACCAGATGGTGCTTCGATTTCATAAACATAATATACTGTATCTAATAACACACCTCCCAATGATTCTCCGCTAAAATATATAGGCATGCCTACGTATAAAGCGTCACTGGTATCAGGATAGTCAGGATTTGTTGTATATGTGATTGCTAACCAATTACCCGATGAGTCTGCTCTAGTAACGTTAATAGCAGTAGTTCCAGTACCAGTTATCTCATATGAATCATCCACACCCGATCCACCTCCGGGTGTTAATCCACCAATACTATCTGAAACATCAAAATACATATTTGCATAGATGTTTGTTATTCCTCCACCAATATTTGATAAACATACTCTATTGTAAGGAAAAGCAATAGTACCAATAGTAGATGTAATTACTCTATCAATTAAATCAGATGCAATTCCTGACTGGTCAATATATGGTCCAGATTGACCATACAATGTAAATTGTTGTCCACTAATTTGTCCAGGACTTATTGCATTATTAACATTTAATTGCATTGAACCAGTTGCAGTTGTTAACTGAACAACCTCAGTTTGTAACAACATAGGTGCAATTGTATCATTACTAGCCGACTGATTTGCTAATACGAATACAGGACCATTAATTGATGTGCTTAATGTAAACGTACTAGTTGATACTATTTCTCTAATGTAGTATAATGTTCCACTTTCAATATTACCAAATGTGGCTACTGCGTTTCCGTTAATACCCATATTATTAAAAATGACAGGATCATTTACGCTTAAATCAACTGTTGTTGTGCATATAACTAAATTGCCGGCGGCAACAGTTTCAGTACAATCAATAATTGTAGGAGTAGAAGTTTCAGTCATTGTAAATGTAGTTTCATCTATTACCGCATTTACATAATAACGTTTATTTTCGTTGATGCCGCCAAATTCAGTGCCAACAAAGAATATAGGAAGTCCCGTATAGAACAGACTGGTTCCAGCTTGACCAGTAACAGTTAAATCAACTGTTACTGAATTATTAGTTGAGGATGTTGCAGATGCATTTCTTAATCCATCATAATTAATAGTCAGTAATGCTGTATTAGTTAAATTACCTACATATAATGTTAGTCCTGCTGTTGGTACCGGTGCTGTGTTTAATACTAAAACAGAACCTGGGTTACCATTAACATCAACTGTATCTGATATAGTGAAACCAGTATCTTCTAATAAACCCGTGTCAGGGTTTGGTAATTGTACCAATGATTTAACATAATATTTGTTATCCACAGATGGGCTAGATGATATAATTGGGCTACCTACAGGGACAGCACCTACAAATTTAATTGGCATACCAATGTAGAAACCAATCGTAGAACCAATTTCTCCGGCTACTTCAGCACCACCTGTACTAGGATTAATACGAATAGCATTTGGATATAGTGATGCAGATCCATATGTCTGTACTGTATCTCTTGTACGTGATGACCATGTTAGTGTCTGTAAATTTTCAACATCTAATATTTGAAATACTCCACCCTGTGAGGATGCAGTAATACCAAATGTTTCTCCTGCAAGAATACCACCAATCGGCGGATTCGTGCTGTATAGTTTAATTGATGATGAAGAAAATATCTGTTCATCTGCATAATCACCTGCATAGAATGAACCGTAGAATCCAGCTGGTTCCCAATCTATTACCTTAGAGGTATATGAAGTTCTATCAAATCGTAATGTTATGTTGTTTTCTCTTACTGGTGTTGCGCTTGTTACACAAGAAGCATACGCACCAACACTGAATTTCTGTGTTCCAGTACCAGTACTGGTTAAAACAATTCTATCACGATCATATAATGCGTCACTATATGTACTATAGATAGCAATAATTGGTGATGGTGTAGATTCTAACAAACCAATATAGTAACGTTGGCCAACATCTAAACCACCAATTTGAGTAGAACCACTACCAGGATTATAAACAACTAAATCTCCGGTTTGCAATGTAGCAGATACTAATCCAATTGTATTATTAACTAAGTTCACGCTGGTACTATTTACACTAACTATAAAAGCAGGTTCGATGTTAATTGTAGGTAATACAACATAACCTTCACCTGGATTAATCACATTCACACCTATAACCTTGTCAAGGCTCATTATAGGTTCTAATTGAGCAGGCACTCTTGGTGCCGGATATAACGTAGTATCAATACTTGCAGTAATTAACGGAGGATTAGCATAAGAACGGCCTGAGTTTAAAACTAATACCGCAGGTAAATCTATAATAATTTGTTCCCCAGGTACATGAATTTGTATAGGTGTACCATTCACTCCTCGAGATAATCCTGATAATTGATTAGTTGCTAAATTAACTGTGTTATATGATATCAATTCGGTACCAATTAATACTACTCCGGTTACCGGGAAACCAGTAGCATTATCAACATACATTGAATTAGAATTTAATGGTATAAATGATTCTAGTATTGATATAGGATATGCCGGTTGACCAACGATACTTAAACCATAATGTTGATACCATTGACTATATGAAGGTGATTGCCAAATTGTATCTGTTGGTAAAAATTCATCAATGGTATTTGGATTTGCATATACCAATTCAGGTGATATAAATGTTTGTGTTGATGGGCTCCACTGTGCCGGTAAATCAAAGTCAGTAATATCACCTTCAAAAACATCAATACCGGTATATTTAAACAAGAATTCTTTAATAACCACATGATATGGTTTAACCTCATTTAGATAGCCAGTCAAGAAATCTTGATAGTCTGATTGGAATACTTCTATTGGACGTAGTTCACGAATAGTGTGTGATACATCAATAAATGAAGTTTTATTTAACCATGGTAAGAAATTTTGACTTTCAATAGTTTCACTTTGAATGTATTCAAATAATAATATCAAACTCTTATTTCTATATACTAATAATTCGTTTGTATATATTTCTTCATTTAATGCACGAACGATATAACGTGTTTCTTCGCTTGGATACTCATCGTATGGTGTAGTATCAAAAAAGTTATCGCCCCAGCCCAATTTAGCCGCAGAATAATCCCAAAGATAATTACTAAACTCAATAGTTCCGTTTTCTAAACCAATACGTGTCCAATTGCCATCTGCACTTAGAACATAAGTTTCAGCATTTCCGGCACCATTAGTAGCAACAGTGACGATGGTACCTGTATCAACATTTAAGGTTGATAAATCAGCATAGATTGGTACTTGCAATGAAGCACGTGTGTTATTGTTATATCCAGGAGCCCACCAGGTAATTAAATTCCAATACTTTGTTGTGTCAAAGAATGGTTGATCTGTTGTTGGATTAATTTCACCTACTCTGTATAAGAATTGAGGATTTCTTATTTCTACAATAGGGAATTGTGCCATTATAGCGTTAGCATATTGTAAATAATTCTTTAATGCGTTATATCTATTATAGAAGAAACTTTGTCTTGGTCTAGCAAGAACACCTGATTGTACAGGTTTTGGTAAGAATGGATTAGGAACCACTGCACCGGAGTTATCAACCCCAGCTAAACTATCTAGCATCCTATTGTATAATCCAATTGGTTGATCGATTCCAACTGCACCGTGATTTTGATATGCCGCGCCTGATCCAGGGATACCATTTAAGAAATCATCGGCGTACCCGGCACGAATTAAACTAAATTGATTGTGTGCTACATCGTCACTCGAACCGGACGCATAACCAATATGCAGTACTGTATCGTTTGCATTTATATATGATGCAGAATTATAAAGTGCAAAAATATTAGATTGCAATGGTGCAAAATAACCTATACCGGTATTTTGTGGTTGTGCAATATAAGATTGAATAGTTGAGTCTGCTAAAGTTTTTCCTCTTTGAGTAAAAACAATATTAGTATTTCTTACCCAATAGTAATAAACCGGTACTACCGTGCCTTCAGTATTAAGTACAGCATGAATAGCATAAGTGTTTATGTTAAACGGTGTACCGGGTCCGATATACTGCGTAGGAGGAACATCGCTTTCTATCCAAGAGCAAACAGCTACGTCACTTCCCGTAAATACTCTACCCCAATATTGACTATTGTATGTTACATCATTTTGATGATAGTTAACAAAGCGTGTATTGGTAGTATTAAACCAAATTTGTCCAACTTGACTTGCTCCCCAAACAATACCACGTTGTGTATTTCCAGGATTGTTATAAGCGGCAGGATCATTATTTGATATAACATCAATGTTTTCTTGTACTGCTCCCAATAACTTACCTTGCAATGGATCAAAATAATCTAAGTTTTCTAATGTATTATTTGTTGACGCACTGAACAATTGTATTGGACCTATGCTATTAATATCAACAACCGGTGCTGAACTTCTATATACTGCCCAATCTGGTTCACTACTTAAACTTATATAGCTTATTACCTGACCATTTGTGTCTTCTGGGTTTGATGTTGGATTGAAATTAGGTGTACCAATGATAACATGATTATTGTTAAAATCAATTGCTTGACCATACATTGGTTGAGCACCGTAATCTAAGTTTTGTGCATTTACACTTTGAGCATATGCAAACTTACCCGGAACATTTAAATTTTCATTATATGTTGATAGGTAATCAAACATGTAAACTGCACCAGCATTTGTAAATGTGTCTACCCATTGAGTAGCATTATTATCAAATACTGTATCGTTATCTAATTCATCATCACTAAAATCAAATGTAGTTGAACTGTAACGCATTCCTGTAGGCGCGCTGGCTACAAATGAACCTTGCTCATTGAATTTAACTACAGTACCAAATTGTGTTGGTCCAATAGTATGTGGACATAATATTTTTTGTGTTTGAGTATAAAGATTTACACCCATTTCAGCTAATGTTGCGCTGTTTAATACAGTCAATGATAATTTATTACTTGGTACACCAATTGCTATATCTATCAATTGAATAATAAGTTTTCCATCAATTGCAGTTGATGTGATATTAGTAATACCAGCAGAATTAATAGCATTGGATACAACTGTTGCATTGCCAACAGGTAATGTAATTGAATATCCATTCAATAGTATTACTCGTTGAGTAGTAATATTACAATCTGCTGTACCAATAATGATACCATATTTCTCACCACCATTTGTATATCGATGTACTGCACCTTCTTGGTTAGTATCACTTAATTCAAACGGTGCACCCACTAATATTTCATTAGCAAAGTTGTTAGTGTCAACGCTTGTACCAAATTGTACACCTATTCTTGGAGGTTCTTCATTAGTTAATGTTTGTGCTAATACAAAGTTAGAGCCACTTACATTGACAATATCACCTGCATTTAATGTTGGTGTCTGACCACTATAGATGTACAACGTTGAACTGATAACAGCGTAAGTGTTATCTTCTAACGGTGTTCCGTTAACATTGACAAACAACGGTGTTGTTTGACCAGTAGCTGTCATTGTTCCTGTACTGTTAGTTAACGTAAGCGCAGTACCATTTCGTGTTAATGAAATTGTAATAGTTGATCCGGAAATTTGTTTTACATAATAAACAGTATTAGCGGATATTCCACCATATGGTGTACCAGTGAATACTATTGGTGTTCCATTAACTCCATCACTCAATCCTGACACACTTCCCAAAGTAATAGCATTACCTGATATAGTATTAGCAGTAGTAGATAATGTTGAGGGCGTCCATGTCAACGGGAATGACTGCGGTACATATGATTGGCTCGTAGCCTGTACTTCAAAGTTCTGAACTGTTCTGGCAAATGCATAAGTGTAGCCGTAGTTTTCAGTATTAATATCATAATTTTGATATGGCGCGCCAACTACTACTGTATCACCGTAATAATCTGTCGCAATTGAATATCCAAATTGATCTCCTGATGTTAAACCGGCTACAGTAAAGTATGTTGACAATTCATATTCATTAGTTAATGCTGACAATCTGTATACATATACTCTATTCAAGTCAGTTGCAGAAATGTATAACCAATTCTTATCACCAGATAGTGCTGTTGCACTCCCCCAATTTGTTACGCCACCGGGTGCAGTAATAGTTTGGTATAAATCAATTTCATTTACCAACGTTGTTGTTAATAATTGATAAACATATACCTTAGGTGTTCCTGTAGGTTCTGATATTACAAATATATCATCTACATATGTGATTGTTGAGCCAAATGATGCACCCTGTGTAATAATTTCGTCAACGATATATGAATCAGTACTAATATCAAATGAATATCTATATACTTTTCCTATGTCTGCATCACCAATCAGATATCCCATCAACGGAGTATACGCTACTGCACTACCAAATGTTTGACTATCTGTTCTTAATATTTCTTTATCATATTGATAATTTAATGACTTACGGAATACAGCCCAGCTACCATCATTGTTTGTATCGACCCAAACTTTAAGTTTATTAAACTCATTATCTAATAATGACGGTAAATTTGCAATCTCCGGTGCTGTTGCAACACGCTGACTTTGCATTTTGAAACCAATGCCTTGACCAGTAAGTGTAGTTATAGTTGATGGCAATGATAAGTTGATAATAACTCTAAATGGATCCACTACTGCTGCCACAATATAATAATTATTAATTTGTGTATTAAAGTTTAATATTGCAAAAAGTTGATACTTAGTTAAATTGTGTGCTTGACTAAACGTAATAGTGACTGTACCATTTAAATTATTTTTTGCATTAGTTATTGATCCCAAACTTACAGGAGTATAAACTTGCCAATCGGCTAGATAATTTGCCAACCAAACATAATCACGCACATAGAATTGATTAATAGGAACTCTGACATTAGCCGCATTACGTGCATTTGCTAATCCAGAATAGAAATAACTTGACATTTTAACGTCATTGTAATTTACATATCCTGCAGTTGGTAATAGCGTAGATGGCTCTGATGAACTAATTGTAGGTAATACGTCCGGAGAATTAATTGGTCTTCCGTAATTAAAGATAGAGTATAATGGTATTTCTTGTTGTACGCCATCAGTATATACGCCACTAGTCAATCCAACAATACTAGGATTACCAGTAAGCACTGACTCTTGCAACCTAACTTCAATAAAGTTATTGTTTAGTACACCGCCATATTCACCTGACTTGATAGCCCAGTTTTCATAAATGTCATAATCAATACCACCTTGCGCCAGTGTGGCACCCTTGAATGCACTAGCGGCATTTAATGTACCTTTTTGTTTAATCATGTTTTTGTAAACATTGACTTGCGTAATATCTGTTAGATTTGCAGTGGCCAAATAATCTCTTGGACGATATCCAATTAAACTAAAACTTAATAAATCCGCATCATTTTCTAAATTAGTAGTATTTGAATTATAGTACAATGTGCTTTCATACGAACGTGTTTGACTATTAGGTAATAATCCCTTTTGAATTTGCTCATACGGGACTTCTTTCCAATCCATCTCATCAAAAACTTGTTTAGCTTGAACAATTGTTAAAGCACTCCAATATCTGTTCTTATAAAGAACAATTTCACCTTTAGTGTATTTTAATTCACTATTCCATTGTTGAATGTTGTCTTGATTAAGAATAAAGCCGAATGCATCTACTGTACCATTCCACTCTGCTGTTTTGGCACCTCGTACAAAAATTCGATTTTGTCTTAGACCAGTAACTAAATTGTAAATGATATCATTGAACAATGTAACATTGTTGAAAACAATACCATGTTCAAAATTACTGATATTGAATTGACCATAACTAATTGCATCACCTTGATTCAAGGGTTGGGCTGTGAACGCTGTTCCTTCACGCACGATGGCCAAATCAGAAGATTGTATTGGATATAAATTTTGATTTAATACAAAGTTTTGTTGACGCAATGTTAATGGTTGTACAATGTAACTATCACGGTTAATAGATAATAATGTGGCTCCAGGATTTATAGTAGTGATGCTTCCTAATTCCCATCCCATTTGTGACCAATACATATACTCTGCAATCATTTGTTGCCATGTAACCGGTATACCGTTTTCTATCTGGTCAAACACTAGTCCTTGAGTTTCTAAATATTTGCCGTAGCAATTTAAGAATTGTGCTACTTCCTGAACTGAATAGAATTCAGTACCATATGGAATTAAAACAGTTTTATCATAGAAACTAGTAGCTAATTTGACTGTTAAATTTTCTACTGTAATTGACTCAGTAACTCCATTATTTTTAGGAACTACTGTAGTAAAATAAGCATCTGTCTGTGAATTACCAAAAATCTTGTATCCATTTTCAGATATCTGAACAACTACCCCAGAATATACTATTCTGTCAAAGGGCTGGTTATCATATAATAAAACTTGATAACTCTCATCAGGAATTAACAATGAACTATTATTACTATTTGCTGAACTCTTTTCAACATAGAATTGTAGTAAATCTTTATCACTATATCCAGCAATACGATAAACTAAACGCACATCTAGGTTATCTAATAGGGTAGTGATGTTAGTTGTTGCATCAATACCAACTTGTTTTTCATAATCAACTATCCAGTTAATATAGCTAGTTGCAGGAGTTCCATCACCGTATATTAATATATCACTAATTGCCAAATGACTTCTATCATTGACTAGGAACTGATTAAATTCTGCATTATATTTGTAATTGTCAACATCAACAGCTAAATTAAAGAATTCAGCTGGTCGTGTCAGTGCTAGTATTCGCATTAAATCAAATGCCCATGTACTGCTACGTCTATAGCTAAATTCAGCAGGACCCACATCACCTACTTGCCAGTCGCGGTTAAATGTATTTTGATTATAATTTCCTAGAATAGCCTCAAACGGTGCTAACAAATTACCGTTGCTATCTACTGGTATTACTTCAAGTAAACCGGAACGAATATATCTAGGTATTATTACTGGATTACCGTCATTCCAATCAACACCCTCAGACATATCACCCCACAATACTAAGTTGTCACTAGTATAGGGTGCCGCGCCGTAGCGACTTGTCCACCATGTGGGTTCATTTTCATAACCTATCATTTGCCATGGTGTTTTATCTGGTGTAGAAGTATCATAATAATACAAATACAATCCTCTGAAATAACCTTGCTCAATTGCAGAGCCATCTATTTTGCTACTGTTGCTGTCGTAATTAAAAGTAAATTGATTGTTTTTATTAAACAATTGTTTCTTATAATTAATTCTATTTTCGCCGGCCCAATTTAAGAAAGATTCAGAATAGATTTGTAAAAATTCGTCATATGAATAATCGGTTGTTCTAAAAAATCCAGGTAGAATTTCAGATAATTCAATTGGAATAACATTGCTTAATTTTAAATTATTGTATACACGTGTTTCGTATTCCAATAACACTTGGTCTCTGAAATCTTCTAGTGTATTGGTTTCAGGAAAATATTCTCCATATAACTTAGTGTATGAACCATCATGTCCTACAATAAAATATGTAGGTTCTGTGTATGCTGTATCTAATGTTACTGCGGGTACTGTTGCTGGGAACAAACCTAATTTCGTAGGTGTGTTTGGAACATAGTTTCCGTATGTTTGATTGTACTCATTGATTATAATCTGGTCATTAGGCAACAAGTCTGTAGTAACAGTCAATGAAGGTGCTGTAGTACTTACTGTATAGTCAATACCCGTAATCAATTGAGTTGTAACTCCATTACGTACTAGATATACTAGTACACCATAATAATTTGCAGTAGCAAAATTATAAATTCTGCTTAATGGATAGATACTAACATCAAGTGAGTTAGCAAAACTATAAGTGTTACTGATATATGCTGACTTGGAAGGCAACATATCACTCCAGAAGAAAGGCTGACTATCAGTCTTACTTGCTGTTATTTGATCCATTGCATCGTCAAGCATTTCGGCTGGAGTTAATCTACTAGTATAATTTGTATTATTAATAGTATCTACTAACAATGTTTTGAAAGTAATATATTGTCTGCTATTATATAATAATGAATTGAATAAATTGTGGCTTTGTTTACGTAAGAAAGTTCCTGGTAATGCTAACGAACCACTATTTTGAATAATTCTATTGCCCCATGGAACCATATTACCTAAATCACGATAATTATTAGGTCCAAAGATTTCACCGGCTGTATTTGGATTGTTGTAGAAAATACTTTGATATTGGCCACGAATGTCACCAACGTTAACAGTAGTAACATCTTCATTGAATGGATTATTACTTAAGTTAATTGGTATACCATAGTATGCAGTATTGCTTATTTGATCGCTTAATATCAGTACTTGAATGACCGTATCTACCAAAGAATTAATAGTCATTGTTACTGTTGTAGATGTATCAGTTGTCGTATACGTATACATCGTTGCTGGATCTTGGTATACATTATTAATATAAACTTGAACCACTGGCCAATTAGTAGAGTTACTACTTACAGGTGCAACATCACATGTAAATGTGAATGATTGAACAGCAGGAGACCAATCAAATTCAAAGATTTGATATTGTACACTAGGTGATACGGCTGTTTGCCAACCTAATTGTCGTACATAACTAAGTCTATCTGTATAATTATATACATAACCTGTATTTACATTTTGTGTAATTGGTGCAGTGCCACTAACATAATTAAATGTCTGTGAGTTCAATGTGACATCAAAACTAGTATCACCTACATTATCAACAGAACTATAGCGTATTGGAAATCCTAATATTGCATCATCGGGGCCTGTACCTAAACCATATGCAAATAACGTGCTACCAACAAATGACGTTCCAATATATACAGTTGGATCTCCAAAACTTACACCGTTATTATCAAATATATCAAAATAAGGTGGTTGATTAACAGTAGTCTTTTGTTGACCAGCATACCATTCAACACCATCAAAGTAAAAATCTTTACCTTGACTATTATAACCTCGATACACCGCAGTTTGTTCGTCAGGTAGAACATCACCGTTTGGTGCTTCTGTTAAGGTAATGATAGGTGTTGATGTTCCAGTAATAGATGAAAAACGTGAAATATATATTTTATTTCTAACGGATAAATTAGTGTCTACAGCAAACACAATTCGTGCACCATCAAATAATGCATAATTGCTCAATGGAGTATCGGCTGTAACAACTGATGCAACAGATGTGCCAGCAATTGTTTGATAGTTATCCCAACCAACGGTTATGATAGTATCAGTAGTATTAGTAACAATATTTGTTATATATGCTACTGCAGGTAATAAACCAGTAGAATCAATAATATATTGTCCTACTTCAAACAAACCACTTACATCATCTGTAGGAACAGTAACAATTGTACTAAAAGATTTAATAACAGTAGAGACTGATCCAATAGCCGTAGTCAATGTAACTGCTGATCCTTGTCTTTCTGTTGATACAACTATATTATTTCCTGCAATTTCAATGATATAATATATGTTAGGTTCTGGTGGAAATGCAACCAAATCAGGAGCTAACAATCCACCAAAATCAGTATCAACCGTAATAGTATCGTTAATATATAAACCAGCAGTACTATCTAATGTTATTTGATTGGTCAATGCCGCTGTTTTTGTTATAACTCGATTAGTTATAGGTCCGGTTATAGGATCAATTGTTGCATTGTATGTAGTATATCCTGCCACATCCGGGTAATAACTTTCTTGACCGGCAACCAATGTGAATGCATCTGTTGTTCTTGTGTCAATATAATCAATAGGATCTTTACCTAGTACACCTGAATTAAACAATCGCAGGTTAGGATAGAATTCTATAATAGGACGTTTGGCTTTATTATTAGTAGTAGCCCATTCCGTTGCCAATGCAGGGTCATTGTTATATGTTGCAGTTGCATTAATAACATCAATATGGAACCAACGATTACTGCGTGACCATGCGTTACGATTAATTGCATTTCTCGCAATAGTAATATAATCTTGTTGTACTGGAATATATAATCCAGAATCATAATTACCAACGTCATATGGTGTAGTATCAAACGGGATATATGTTCCGGCTGAGAATAATCCCGGGCTTATTAAGGTTGCGACTGGAATTAATTCAATTGCAGTGCCAACACCCTCAACATAATATTCTACATTATCATAAGAGTTAGGAAATACATTTCCTTGAAATAGTATTTTTAAACCATTAGTAAACACTACTCCATTGGGAGCTGTATATGTTTTTTTACCTAATATTTCAGTTGGTACATTAATTTCATTTGTAACGTTGCTGTCAACTAATCTAATTACACCAACTTTAGTAGCCGATGTTCCGTCCTGATAATATAGTTGATCTAAAATAGCACTGTTATATGGAATTAATTCTATTGACCCAAGTGAGTTTCTATAAAAACCCCTGTTGGCATACTCATTACCAAATATAGGAATAATTTGCTGGTTTGTAGGTATTATGCCGGCTGGAGTAAGTTGTATAATATCTCCGGGCAATATAGTTATATTGAAGAAATATGAATTTACTTCAGTATAGTAACCACCTTCAAAATTTGCCTGATCTAGTTCTGTGCCAGGGTAAACATAAGGTGAGCCTCCTACTGGAAATGTAACTGGGCCGCTATCTGTACTAACTGTTTGTGTACCGGAATTTATTGTTTCTTCATCATATAATGTTTGGTCATAGAATTTTTGAATAAAACCATATTCATCTGCTACTCCGGTATTATAAAACATTACAGTTAGACCATCTAATGCAGTAACACCATCAATGCCACCAATAGCAGAAACAATAGCACCGTTAATTTCACTAAAAGGTAAAGTAGATACTACTCCGCATCTGGGACCTAAAGGAAAATTATATTCACTTTGTGCATTCTTTTCAGGAACTGTAAATGTTACAACACCCTGTGTTGTGCCATTATTAGTCACACCATAAACGTCACGTGTTTGTACGTTTGGTTCTGTCGGGCTATATCCAGTAACCCCGGGCATTCCTTGAATCCAAAATTGAGTATCTTGGTCTACGTTAAAAGTATATGTACCACCACGTAATAATGTTAATGTTGGGTTTGGTGTTGCAACAGGGTTAATATCTGAGTAAATTAAATAATCATTTGCTTCATCTGTTACTGTAAAGTTTACGGCATTGTAAACAATGTCAGAAGAAATAACTACACGATTAGGGCCTTCTGGTAACCAGTAGTACTGATTAAAGTTAATTATTTTATCTAAGTCGGTAAATGAATCCCAAGAATAAAATTGGCTAGTAAATAGTCTGCTGTTGTCATCAGTTATAGCACCTTCGAGTTTTAATGCATCAAGTATACCGGGATAGCTAATAAAATCATTAGCCGTAGTATCATTTTCTTTTAAGAAAACAACACCGGGATCCAACTGATAATCAGTTCTAACTTTAGTAGGTTCAATTACATATTTGTCGTTAGCGTTGACACCGTAACCAAATGTACTACCTATATATCCCTCAATCTTTTTCGTACTAGGTTGGGCAACCAACTGATCTAATGTAGCCTGTAAAAATTGACTATTAGTTGTTGTTTGAAATATCTCAGGTAAAAAATTCAGCGTTCTAATTCTTGTTGCCATTATAAAATTCTCTATGGTTATATTATACTTATGCTATTTGTAATTCGGCGGGTGTGAGTGCGGCAATGACCAGTACGTCATTCGCAGTTGCGGCATTTACGAATATCTCATAAGGCAAACATTTAATTTCATATAAATCTCCAAAACTCATTGTAGGATCGTTAGGTACTAATACACAAGAACTTACCAATTCACCAATCTCAGCGTGAATATATGCACTCAATTCACTGAAATAGAATGTATCGCCAAAGTTCCAATTGTTAATATTAAAATAATTATTCATCTGTGTTAATACCGCACTACGAATCTCACTGTCGCTTGCGTTAGTATTAGAATTCTTAATAACTTTAATTGTTCCTCTCAATGCAGAAGCAGCCTTAGGACCAAACAAAGGTTTAAAAAGTACACTATTTAATATAGCACTATCAGATAACATTTTGAAATCATTAATTTGTGGATAGTAAGCTGACAATTCAGTAGTTGTTGGGCGTGACGGTTCAATAATAGTATTTGTACTATCTTGTATATAATTTTGATATGCGGTATAGTAAGCCTGAGTTACTACATACAAATCAATAATGTTTGTTGTAGCTGGA